GCTTTGAATAGCGCACAATCCCCCGAAGCTTCATCTTGTTCTCACGGTAGTAAGTGCGGTAAGCCTCAACCACATTAGGGCGCTTGTACTCGTCGGGCATTGCCTGACGGATCTCGGTGACTCCGACCTCGGGGAGAGCAGGAGGATTGGCTGCGAGCCACTCGAGATGGACTCGAGTCTTGTGGACGCCACCGTACCGAAACGTAAACTCATCGCAGAGAGCGAGACCGAGTTCGCAAAGCCAGCGGTAGTTGGCACCCGACTCGCGGACCCAGATGGCGCAGGGATGATTGACGTGGGTCTTCTTGTAGGCGTTCTGAGGGAGAGACAGTCGGACCTGTGACCAGTGTGCCGAATAGAGGAGCTGGGCGGTTTCAAGGATCATCTTTACGACATGCTTGTCGCAATGATGTTCCGCGGCTTTGCGGGGATCGAAGGAGAGGAAGAAGATATTCATGTTGGGATGCATTCCACTCCCTGCCCCTGCTGCGATCTGTTTTGGTCAGCACCGCATGAAGGCTGCGAGGATCGAGAACACCAAAATATAGGGGTCCTTGGGGATGGAGAGCATCTTGAGGATGAGAAAGACACAGTGAAGGATTTCGTCTCCTTCCCCCTTCTGCCCACGCCGAGACAAGCGGAGGAGCCTTGCTCGGTACAGGTCGGTCTCCGGGAGGACGACTTGGAGATCGCGTTCGAGGAAGACAAACATCGTCCTGAAGTCGGTACGGTCGAAGTTGGCGAACTGCATGGGATGGGCATCTGTGAAGCCATTCTCTCGAAAGACCTGGACAATGAGGTTCCATCTCCGCGTGATCGTCTCGTCGACGCTGTCAATATCCGTGCAGGACATGCGGTTCCTCCGTCCCCATTCCCGCAGCCGCTTGCGCACGTCGTTTGGCAGCGGGGTCTTGGTATAGGGGTTGGTAGGTGTGACCGACCGAGCCATCCACTGCCAGAGGTTCTCTGCATCGAACCAGTAGACCTTGCCCGCCTCCTCGAAGGCAAAGTACTTGAGCGGATGTTGACGGTCTTTCGACTCGCAGGTAAACAGATCCTCGTCATTCACGAGGTCCTTGCGGGAGAGGACCCCAGGACCTGCGAGCGCCAACCGTCGGCGAAGGAGCCATCCACGCGCCAGAGCCTGGACGCGCACAACCGGTGCTGCCTTGTGAACCGTATTCCAGATCTCCGGTGTACGACTTCGCATGTGCCGTCCGCATAACGAGACTCCCCGCAGTGCCATGGCGGGACACTGCTCTTTCGACCCCTTCTTCTTCACTGCCGCGCACTGGTTCATTGTTGCTTCTCTGCTTCCTCTTGAAAGTAGAAATATGCTGTCAAAACGGATCTTCATGTTGCCGGGCAATGAACAGTACAACAAGCAGCTAAGATGTCCACCAACGCAATCGTTCCTCAGTCTTCCCTCAACTTCTCCCAGGTCTCCTTCGGCGATGTCCGCCTCAACAAGGCTGGCGGCAAGAGCATCCCTATCAAGTACAGCGGTCAGAACCTCCAGATCCGACTTGAGAAGGCGAGCTACCCGATGGGAGTGAATATCCGCGAGAATGAGAATGGTACTACCTACACCATGAGCCTCAGCCTCCGTGGCTGCGATGCCTACGCCAAGGACCGTGCAGGTCCCGAGGCTGGCTCGACTGGCAACCTCTACAACTTCCTGCTCGACCTCCAGGAGGGCGTTCTCCAGCACGCGACCAAGAATGCCAAGAAGATCTTCGGCAAGGATCGCTCACTCGAGGTCCTCCGCGACACCATGAAGTCGTTTATCTCTCCCTCGGTGGAGAAGGTCAACGGTGAGTGGGTCCCGACCGGCAAGTACCCTCCCAGCCTCAAGATGAAGGTCCCCGTCTACAGCGGCGATGTCGCGATGGACGTGACCGATCACATGGGCAAGCGCGTCGAGGTCGACATCGACAACCTCGCCTCCGTGTTCCCCAAGCGCTGTGAGGCAAGCATCGTGGTCTCTCCCAGCATCTACGTGACCGGTACCGGCTTCGGAGTCACCTGGCGCATCACCTACGCCAAGGTCAGCCCTCCCCAGCGCACGACGGCTGCTGACGTCTTCCGCGACGAGATCGAGGAGGAGCAGCGCGGTGGCTCTGCGGTGGCTGCGGTTACTGAGGAGTCGGCTGCACCTGCGTACGAGGAGGAGTCTCAGCCTCAGCAGGAGGAGGTGTCGGTTCCTGTGGCGGTAGCGCCTGCTCCGGCTCCTGTGAGCCGCCGGAAGGCAAAGGTGTCTGCTGCGGTCTAAGCAGGTCCCAAACACGTGACGTAGGGGGTGGACGATGCACAATCATATCAACATCCACAAAAAACAACTTTTCCGTTGTGGGAAAGTCCAAGGGTTCCTTGACGGTCTGGCAGCCTGTCGGAGGCGTCAACGACTTGCGTCCACACGTCTTGCAGGTATAGACATCGGGGAGCTTCCGGAGCATCTCCGGGGTCACAATCCGCATGGGTCCATAGAGGCACTGCTCCAGGAATGCCTTGGGTGTCGCCCATCCCTCGTTGACAAAGCGGTCGAAGACAGAGCGAGGGAGACTCGACCAGATGTCCTCTCCGCGCTCCCAACCATCCTCCTGGAGGTACGTTCCAAAGTCCGTGTCGCGGAACCACAGGACGTGGAAGTCAGCCTGATCCTCCTTGGAGTGCTCCGACAGCCCCACACGGTCCAGATCCTCCGAGTAGAGCCAGTACACATTCGCGTGCGTATACCGCGGGTCACGCGCCCCTCGATACACTTCACGCCCATCAATCGTCCAAAGATCAGAAACAATGTCAAGGTCATGCTCGGTGATATCCCGGTTAGTGTCCTCATAGAAGACACCGGGTACAAGATCAGATTCCATTACTCAAGGGTGAGAAGCATCTCAGTCTTGAGGAACGCGTCCTTTTTTGTTGTATATACTGAATTCAGTTCAAGTCTAATTGAAGCTCACCTTGACAGTGACGTTGTGCATGCAGACAGCCTTGGTGGCTGACCGGCTGAGCTCATGCCGCTTGCGACGCTCTCCCTCCTTGGGCGTGATGGTCGTCGAGCACTCGTCCATGTCCTTCTGGATGTCCTCGTAGTGTTCCTCCAGGTAATCCAGCACCTCGTCCTGGATCGCCCACTCAAAGAAGTTGAGCTGACCGACGGTGGTGTTCATGCCGAGGAACTGGATGCGCTTCCAACGGCAGAAGGGGTCGAACATCTTCTTGCTGTACGCCTTGAGATGTGCCTTGTACGCCAGGTAGACGATGACGTGACGGTTCGTCTTGGTCATATAGGAAACGTTGTGCTTCTTTGCATAGTTGGTCACGAGCCAGTCGATAAGCCTGAGACTGAGCTTTGAGTTTCCCGCAATGATGTCCCGTACGCGAGACAACGCTGCCTCATTGGAATAAAAGTTTGACAGCCTGTGCAGCACGAGATGCTCTTTGCTCTGAATCTCCTCCATGGTAGGAGTGCGGTTACTCATTGAAAATGGGTTAGAAGAGAAACCAGTAAAGAGAACATGGAGGAGAAAGAGTATCTTGCCAATCGTGAGGACCTCACTACACCCTCGACATTAACCGCAGGGTACATCCTTTCCAACTTTGGCACCGACCTGGATGCGATCGAGCCCTTCACGGAGGAGCTCACGGACATCGTTGACAAGATGAAGGATGAGCTTGCGAATGAGAAGCGCATCCTGGAGGGAACAGAGGTACCGGAATATCAGCCGCAGCTGCCGCAAAACGAACTTTCGCCTTCCGAGGTGAAGGAAGATCAATGGAGGAACTTCTCACCCTTTGGCTTCTCGAGAACCGACCGTATACGCATCTCAACACCCGACTCAAACAGTTTATCCTCTTCTGTCAGGCACAACAGCCCGGTCTCGGATATACTTGGCTCCGCAAGATGCTCTTGCCCATCGTTGAGTCCCTCATGGCAGGCGATCTCGGGCGACTGTGGATGCGTGACCGATGCTATGAACGAGTCCTCCGAATGTACGGTGCCAATGATCAGCGAACTGACGCCTGGCACGCCAAGCGAAGTGAAATGATCACAGCATCCGAGGTGTACCAGATCTTCGGGACGGAAGCCGGACGTCGCGAGGTGATGATGCGGAAGCTCGAGCCTCGCCAGTCAACGGAAGGGTCTGCTCCTGTTCCTGCCTTGATCTGGGGGACTCGCTTCGAGCCGGTGGCAAAGCGCATCTACGAGGAGCGAACCATGTGCGAGATCACCGACGTCTCTTGCGTCCAGCATCCAGTGCATACGTTCCTCGGCGCTTCGCCCGATGGTCTCATTGTCCCGACCTTCGATGACCCGCGCAGGTATGGACGACTGGTGGAGTTCAAGTGCCCCATGAGCCGCAAGCCGTCCGATGAGATCCCACCCGGGTATGTCCATCAGATGCAGATGCAGATGGAGTGCACCGGTATCGATGAATGTGAGTACGTCGAGTTCCGGTTCAAGCTCGTCAATTATACCGAATGGAAGCGCAGCAAGGAAACCAAGGGCTGCTTTGCGGTGTACGACTCGGGCAAGGTGGACTACGACTGTGACTGTGAGTGCGAGCCCGAGGACGCCCAGGTCCTCTACTGGATCCTCCAGAGTATCAAGGAGGACTTTGTGAAGAAGGACCCGAATTGGCTACCGTCTGTGCTTCCCAAGCTGCAGGACTTCTGGAATGAGGTCCTAGAGCACCGTAAGAACGGCACCAAACCCGAGGAGATCAAAAAGCTTCCGAGCATCGACCTCTAATGTGCACTCCAGACACTCTTGTACGGCACTTCCACGATTGCGCCCGGAAATTGCTGAACAACAAACTGCCAGCTAATCTGATCTTCGATACCACACCGTCCAATGTGGGCGTACCAGTTCTCTCCAATCCGCTGGGTGAGAGGACCCCTCTTTTGGATTCGGAACCCACCACAGTGCCGAAGCGGGATGTCCTGGAATCCCATTCGAAGCATGTCGTCCATATAGCTTTTATACCTGTCGCGCTGAACCCCATACCGGTGTTGGAGCATGGCGCCTTCGAACTCGGTCCACACCGTTGTATGGTCGCCAGGGTGACGTGACATGCAGAGAGGCATCTCGTCTGTCAGGTCCCGTGCAATGGAGAGGACTCGATCGAGGTCTGTAATCCACAACTTGGAGTCAAGGTAGCAGAGGTACTCATGCCTTGCCAGCTGTTCAATCAGGTGAGGACAACACCGAAGAAACTTTGAGTTCTGAGCGTCTCGTATTTCGTTATTTTCAATTGGAATTGGTTCCAAGACCGCAATCCATCCCGCAGCGTGTGCAGTATCGAACGTGTTCTGATTGTTCGTGAAATAGTAGCAGGGATGATCCTTGCTAGGAGGAGCATGCACCTGGTTGGACCAACAGTTGTCTGGTCCAAAGTAACACGTGTAAAAGGCAAGGTCTAGTGCCATTTTCATAATACACTCGAAGCTGTTGTATGCCGGAGAACGAAGTGGTCGCGCTTACCAATGACCGGGTCTACTGGGACGGCGCCTACAGTCGCTGCCATGTTGGGAATTCGATCGAGACGTATGTACGCCAGTCCATTCGGAAGATCGAGTTTCCAATCACAGTGATTCTGAGCAAGTCCGATGGGTTCGTGGGTAGGAAGTACTACAAGAATGAAGATGCAAATGAACTGAACCAGCACGTCCTACCGTCCGAGGATGTCTTCCTTCACCTTGAGTCGCTTCGCAATCCCGCGTCCTACCCGATCGTCGGAGCCCTGTGTTCCCGCGGAATCACTCGAAGCAATATGCTTTACCTGCCGTTGGATGACAATACCTTCCAGGTCGGTCTCAAGGAGGTGCTTTCCTCAATCCCCAGCCCCGCCTGGGAGGACCGCGAGCCGATCGTCTTCTGGCGCGGCGGGTCGAGCGGTACGGGACTCGAGCGCCCTTCGCTTCGCACGCGCGTTGCCACAGAGCTCTATGGGTATCCCGGGACCGATGCTCGCATTACTCCATGGGGTAACTGGGAGAACGAGCACGACATCCCACCCCATGTCTTTGCCCCTCGCACTGATCTCGCAGAGCACTTCAAGTACAAGTATATCATGATCGTGGACGGGAACTGCATCGCCTCCAATCACCAGTGGGTCTTTGGATCCGGCGCTGTGCCGATCATGATCACGCACCCTGACAATCGCTACTGGTTCCAGAAATACCTGAAGCCGATGGTGAATTACGTCCCCATCAACTACGACCTGTCTGACCTCAAGGAGAAGATCGACTGGCTGCGCAGCCACGACGAGGAAGCGAAGGCGATCGCAGAGGCTGCTCTCGCGTTCTCGAACGAGGTCTTCACTCCGGAGTTCCAGCGCAAGTACGTGGACGATGCAATCCTTGACATTGTCATCGGAACCCCATCCCGCCTGCTCCGAGGGCATCTGAAGCACTCTCTGACGCCAAGTGATATCAACGAGCACCTTCCGACACTCCATGCGTATACGAAGAAGTGTACCTCTGTGGTCGAGTGTGGCGTTCGCGACGTCGTTAGCTCGTACTCGTTTGCCTCGGGGTTGATTGGAACACCGGGGAATTCCTATATTCTGCTCGACCCTTACAAGTCGACGAGCATCGACCCATTCCTGGACCTCTGCGCAAAGGAAGGTGTGAATGCACGCTTTCTCATGGAAGATGATACGAAATGCACGCCTGTGGAGACGGACATGTTGTTCATCGATACGTGGCATGTTTACGGGCATCTGAAGCGAGAGCTGGAGCACTGGCATGGGCATGTCCGCAAGTACATTGCCATGCATGATACGACCGTGGATGAAGTCTTGGGTGAGTCCATTCGCATGTGCATGAATATTGCTCAGCAGGTCCGGGATTCAGGTTACCCGGAGGAGGAGATCCGCAAGGGGCTTGGACCAGCAATCGCCGAGTTCCTTGAGGCACACCCCGAATGGATGGTTGAACAGAAGTACACGCACAACAACGGGCTCACCATCTTGGCGCGCAGGTAAAATAGCGCGAGAGCCCTGTCCGGGGAGGCTGGAACTTTGCCTTCCACTCATCAATTGAATATCGATCTCCCATGCTGCGATTGCAGCGCGCACAAATGGGAACAAGGTTGTCAAGAGTCGTCTTGCCGCCCTTGCTCTCTGGGATGTTATGACCGCACTCGTAGTCGAACACCGTGATCCGGTTCTTGCACCAGGAGACACGGCACTTGCCTTCGAACCGATGCCCCATCGCGGTGATCCACACTTGCTCTGCCAGTGCCTTGGGGATCTTCTTCTTGCGGTACGCAGACTCTGCAGGAAGATCACGAAACTCCATGACTATCTTACTTGATGTGAGCTCTAAACATGTTTACCTGGAAGGGAGTGGGCGTCCCCTCAACCGGACCCATGGAATAGCTACTCGGGGTCATGTGGTTCGTCATCTGCTCATACGACGAGTTCTCGACCGCAACCGTCTTCCTCACCTGCCGCTTGTCGAGGAACTCGGGTTCAAATCGTTCCGTTTGCTTCCAGAGTACAAAGCCGAGGAAAATCAGCGCAGCTGTCAGGAGGAGTGGACCTTTCATTACTCTGGAACACGAAAAAACGAACCGCTTTCTGTCTAGACCAGAGAACAAGCATGGAGGAGAAAGCACTCGAGACACTCCGCACGATGATCGGTCGCCGTGGGTTGGACACCAAGTCCGATCGCGTCGTCACCGACGATCTGGAACGCGCAAACCTGTACACAATCGGGAATATCCTCGTCGTCTTCAGCCAGAAGGACAACGGTCTCATGGTACGCGACATCAACACGTTCATGACCTTTGCGAATGGGAACGGCTATACCAATGGCGTTGTGATTGTGGCACTGATCCCTCCTTCGGAGAACGTCCTCAAGTCGATCAAGGCGCTCTCCAAGGAGCGGGTGCAGTTCTTCCACATCCGTCAGCTCCAGTTCGACATCACGACTCATCGGATGGCAATGCCCCATCGCATCCTCAAAGAGGACGAGCGAAATGCGATCTTCAAGCGGTACAACGTGACCAAGCCTGACGGTCAGCTCCCTTGGATTGACTCGCAGGACACGATGGTCAAGTGGATTGGAGCGATCCCCGGAGACATCCTGGAGGTGACCCGTCATAGCGATGTCGCGGGTCCACAGCTCTACTACCGCTTCGTGGTGCCCGACGTAAATGTTGCGTGAGAACAATGAGTTTGTCGATTCCGTGGACAGAACCCTGCGAAGGACTTACCAATAATGGGAATGACTTTGTGTGCCCACACCCTACCGAAACCGTTCCAACCGCCTGTCCGACAGGAACTACTGAAGCGCCGGGAGGTTCACTCCCATGTAAAGGCACGATGGTAGGGGGTCAGACCTATTTTACTGACAAGTCTTGCCCCGCAAACTCGGTTGGGACAGTACTCACCGGGGGTATGTATGTTTGTAGAAAGGCATCTCCGCCCACCTGCCCAGCGGGATCCACATTTCACATGCTTTTCCTCAAGGGTATTGGCGGGGAGTTATCTGGTGGCATGAAGGGAGCCTGTGTCCCGAACTCTGTCGAAACCTATTTCGGCAGTCCCGACGACAATTCTGGACCACAGGTATGGCCCTGTAACGGCTCAGACCCTCTAACACAGGTGCCCTCCGCAACTGGGAACGGTCCTCCTCAGTTGAAGTGTTTTACGTTGCCCTCCGGATCGACGACTGGGTCGAGCGGGTCTACCGGGTCTACCGGGTCTACCGGGTCGAGCGGGTCGAGCGGGTCGACATCCACCGACAACCCTCCCTTCGCTACGCTCGATACAGACTACCAGCGCCTCGTTGCCGACTACGAGGCGACCATGCAGTCCTCGATTAGCAGCAACGATCCATCGAAGCTCCCGGAGCTCCGTACCAAGGCAGAGCAGATCCAGGCAGCGCTTGGGCGGATGATTGAGAACCTCACCTATCTTCGCAAGGAGACGCCGTCAGTCAAGTCCGAGCGCGATAGCCTCCTGGACAAGCTCCGTCGCATTCAGCAGGATTACAGCGCGATGTTGGTCAATACGGATGATATGGAGACGCTCCGGCGCATTCGGCAGCAGGAAAGCGGAGACGCCCGCCGTCAGCTGATGCTGTATCTCATGGTCTTTTTGTTTGTCGTGTTCATGTTGATCGTTTATATGGTGTACACCGGACGGAAGACACCCACAAGTGCGACAACGGCTGCAACACCGACAATGAGGGCTGCCTTGACGTAGTAGGGGGTAAAGTCGATCGGCTCCTCTTCAGACGCCTGCTTCTCCGTCTCGTACGCATCCTGGAGTTCAGGACCCTGTTTCTTGATCTCCTTGAGCTTCTCGTGCATCTCCACCAACTCGGGGTTCGTGTTTTGGTAGTCAGCTACGAAGTTCTGGATATACTGCTGTTGCTGCACAACCTGCTGCTCCCGATTCGCAATGTACGTATCCAGCCATGTCTTGTCCCTTTCAACAGCGACGTTCAGCCCGGCATTGCCGGTCGCTTTGTAGTCCGTAAGGTTCTGCTTATACCGCGCAAGGGTTGTTTCGAACTCTTGATCCGTCATTATATTGTCTCCTAGTAACAAAAATGCCTACTTCTCCGTGGTTTGAAGTCAGTCCGGCAAGGCGTCATGTAGGTCCTCCTGCTGATGCGTCTGACTACACAAAGACAGTTCGTCAGATGGCGACCATTGCACCCTACATCAACAGCGGCGTGGGTGCTGCTCCCCGTCTTGGCTGGAAGTCCCCTGCTCTGAACACCGAGGTGCGCGTGATTGCCCCTATCTTCGGTCAGCTCAATGCTTTTATCCCGAACCGTAGATAAGGAAATGGCAGACGTATCAAGCTACGGTCGGATCCAGTCTGAGTATGCAACCGTTTCAGGGGGCTCTCAACTCGCAACGGAACTGCGTGCCACACAACAGGCTCTGAAACCTCTTCGTCCACCGACTGCGCCTGCTCAGGATCTCGACTTGGAGCGCCGCAAGATTGTAGAGGAGACTCGCCAGCCACTGATTCTGATTCAGCTGGCTCTCTTCATTGTCTTTCTGTGCTTACTCGCGTACGTCGTTCTGCCTACGGCGTGGGCAAACGGGATTAGCTTTCTTCTGCTCTGCGTAGGTATCGCAAGTGGAATCTTTCTGAAGAGGTAAGTAATGAGTTCACCATACTCAGCGTTCGGGCAGACAGTCTCGTATGGCGGATCCCCGATGGTACCTGCTGGAGGGTGGGGCAATACACCCCACTGTCCCTTGCCGTTTGTAGCTGCAGATTCGGGAGCTTGCGTCATGCCTTGTTCAGCGGAGCAACGGTTTGTTCGCAAGGGTGGAAGTGGCGGGTACAAATGCGAATATACATCCAACGAAGAGTACTCGGTTCCCCTCGTTACCGTGGGTGCAACGGTCTTTGACGGGTCAACGTTAGATGACCTTCGCGTGTTGAACCCAGATGCCGCCGCACCGTTTATCGACGAACTGAATCGATTCGAAGGGGAAATGACCAAGGTCCTGGCAAACATTGGAAAGCGGCAGCAGATTGACGATGCCTTCAAGGAACTCCAAGCCGCAGAGAACGTCCGTGATGAGTCTCCGAGCGCGTACCAGATGGCTCGCACTGCATATTATACGCTCCTCAATGGTACGGAGTGGCTAGCAGAAGAACGGGAGCGCATCGCATCCGCCGAGGTTGATCCAGAGATCCGGCGCTACCGTGATGCAGTTGCGTCTATCGATCTCCGGAAGAACGAGCAGCAGAAGACGATTGACGTTGTGAACGGAATCAAGGACAAGGTCTTGTCCCTCCGGGATGACTTCCAGTATTCCGTCAACACGTTCAGTGATCAGATCGAAAAGGTAAAAATTCAGTTAGCGATGGAGAACCGGAGTCGCGAGAAGGAAAGGGACAATACCTGGGTATGGGTAGACGTCATTCTTAATGTCTTGCTCGTCGCAGTCCTGCTCTACGCCGTGTACTCATTCGTCCGTCGCTACTTCCTGACCTGGCAGCGCTCGAATGCTGTCCGGGTTCCGACTTATACGGGTACAATTGTCTAATAGGTAATGCAGTGTCGCATCTGTCTCGAAGATGGCGACCTTACGACTCTTCTAAATCCATGTCAGTGCCGTGGAACGGCATCGTATATCCACCGATCTTGTCTCGATCAGTACATCCAGTACTACCCAGACCGGATCTGCCGAGTGTGTCGCCAACCCTTTGCTCGGTACAGCTCCCCTCGAGAAGCAATGGTGTGCTGGATGATTCTCGCATCGCTCACCTTCCTTCTCTTTCTGTCGGGAGCACGGCTTCTCGTCAAGCTGGCGCTCTTTGCATCCCTCTCGATGATCTCTCTCTACTTCCTCCATTCTAACCTTTGGGGTACAACTCCCGTGGTGTCTCTGGGGATTCTGGCAGTGCTCTTCCTTCCTGGCGGGCATGGTTCAGCTGTCTACTCATGGATTACCATCCTAGGAGGAATCGCACTCATATATACCCTCGCACGTCAGATGCCTACGGTTGTCCTCTTGAGACTGGTCGTGTCGCTCATGGTATCTGTATATGCGGGATTGCTCTCCGTGGTCGCGTTTCATTCTCTCGACGCAGCAGCCTTTACGGTGTTTCTGTCAGTCCTCTATTTGTTCTGGTTCGGCTGGGTTCATGCTCACCCGTTGGAACACATGCGGTTGCACATCGCATGAACGGCTCTTGCGTCCCAGCAATGGAAATTACAGATCCTCGGACGGTACTCGACTTTCAGAAGACCACCTTCTGTGGGCATCTTCGCCCCCATGTGGTCAAGGTCCTTCTCCAGAACATCCAGTTGGGACATGCAGACTACGCGTGTTACTGGGCTCTCGAGCTGCTCTGCTCTGGTCTGACCCATACGCTCTGGATGACCTTCTTCGAAGCTGCCGCACTCCATATCAACCGCGCATCACCCAACGCCATCTCTTACCTCGAGTCCATGTACGAGAAGTACGCTCCTCTCGAAGGCGCCCTTCCCGTACAGCGGATGACCGAGCTCCGCAACAACCCCGATGTGCGTACGTTGGTCTGCGAAGTCGCAGCCACCCTGGCAATGTGCCGCAAGGTCAAGCTCCCGTCTCTCCCCACCATCAAGCCTACCCATGACTTTGATCCCGTCACCATCCAGGAGAGCCTCAAGGCACCCAGTTCGCTCTACGGCAAGCTGGTCCTCCGACGGGATGACCCGATCTCTGTGGCGGTCCCCATCAACGAGATCTGCTACTGCCTCCGCCAGGATGTACGGGACGTGACTCGGACTCTCTATTGGATGGCGTGGATCTACGCATATGCTCGCGAGATCAAGAAGCAATCGAAGCAGACGCTCCTGTTTGCGAATCGGTCGGACGAGTTCGTCTCTGCAACCAACGGGAATCATGTGGCATGGCTCTTCTGGGAGTGCGTGCGGAAACAGGCGGGAAACGCCGCACGTCCGTACATCGACAAGCTCTACCGGATGTACTGCTTGCGATGGGCTCCGGCAGATGCCAAGTCGCGTCAGGCATTGCTGACTACGGCGGTGGTTCTCGTGTGCGAAGGAGCCAACCTCGACACAAGTCCGGTAACGAGTCAGACGCTGGCAGTGTCGACGGTACTGAATGGGATTCCGGGTTGGATTGATGCCATCACACGCATGCAGCAGAGTTTTTCTAGCGAAGGGACTAAATGAAGGTCCTCGGTCTCTCTCCCAAGCTCTCTGCGGCAGTCGTGGCAGGTCTTATGTTCTTTATCATCTCGAACCCTATCGTCTACCGCATTGTCGATAAGCTCCTTGGCGGTCTTCTGGGTCCGATTGCCACTCCTGCCGGGTGCCCGACCACCTGGGGTCTTATCGTCCACTCCGCTGTCTTTGCGGCAGCTACCTTCTACGGGGTTGGACTTTAAAACGGATCCCCATCTCTTACCTGAACACCATGTATTCCAAGATGATCGTCCCTGAAATTTCCGCTTCAAAGGTCGCCGGCTTTATCGGTCTCCACAAGTACCAGTCTCCTCATGAGATTGCGTATGAGCTCCTCTGCAAGGACCCCGCTACCAAGGCAAAGATCGCCGAGATTGAACGTACGGAACAACGCCGTCCGTTCAATGCGGTTCTCAATGAAGTCCTGAAGGAGTCTCCGATTGCCGACTGTATCGGCGCAGGCATCCGTGATGCACAGCACTCCACCAATGTGACCGGGGTTCTCAAGGATGTCCAAGAGCAGGCAGAGCTTATCCTCAGTCTGCGCCGGGACCAGTTCCCTCCTGATCTCCGAGCCCGTATTGCCGATGAGGTTCGTGGTCAGGTGGCAAAGCGCCGCGGAATCAACAACGAGGAGCGCATCCTCAATACCTATGAGACGGTGCGCGAGGTCAAGGTGACGGAGCGTAACACCAAGACCATTAAGAAGGACATGGGGACCTGGAAGCTTGTCGGACGCTGCGATGGGTACGTTGCGTCCGAGAACCGCATCGTGGACTCCAAGGACCGTACCCGCCACTGGCCGCAGGTCCCTGTCTATGACGAGATCCAGCTCCGGTGCTACATGAATATGTACAATGCAACGGAGTCCGAGCTCATCGAGCGGTTCCCGAATGGCGAGACCCGTCATACCCTCTACCCTCTGGACGCCGAGAAGTGGGCGGCTCTCCAGACGGCAGTAGAGAAGGGTGTGGAGAAGCTCAATCGTGCAATGGAGGACGATGAGGAACTAAAACGGATTGTCTTCGCCAATACTGTGGTGACGCACAATGGAGGTTCGAATGACAAGCCGTCTTCCCGCTGAGTGGGCAACGAAGAAGCCCCTCGAGAAGTATGAAACCCAGTTCCTCTACGTCGGACTCAGTCGATACGATATGGCAAAGAAGATCTTGTCCAACATCATTCGGACGGCGGATGGGAAGACGCTCTACAGCGAGACGCCGTACGACGGAACGCTTGCCCGCTGCTACGTCACCGAGTACGCAACCGTAACCGTGTACTCCGCAAATCCTCGAGTCTGGGTGGAAGACCTTGGAGTGAATGATGTTCACGCCTTCGTCCAGCAGCCCACACATGTGTCTTGAACCCGCTTCAGAATCGGCATCTTAGATGCCAGAATAGCCGCCTGTACCACAATCGGAACGATCGTATCAATCGAGTGTAACAACTCCTCTTTTACCACTGCAGTGTGCTTGCTCTCGAACACTGCCAGACGAAGGACATCCTGGAGGAGCTCCAGCTTTTGCTTTCCCTTCAGCCCAGAGAACTGTTCGACTTCTTGGGCGACCTCAATACAGGTAGGAACAATCGTGAGGAGGCTAATCTTCCCCTTGACGACCGAGTAGATGGCGTTGACACGAGGGTCTTCAGCGGAGCGTAAGGGATTCGTCTGCATCGCGGTTTGTTCTTTCGACACAAAAGATGGACGCGAAACAAATGGAACTGCAAGAAGTGCTCACGATGGCGATTGGGACATTGGTGGTGGTCGTCCTCTCTCACTTTGCAGTCTACTGGGCTGTCAAGACGATGTACCCACCAGCTCCGAAGGTCATCCAGGTACCCGTCCCGATGCCGATGGCTCCTGCCGTGCCGGTAGCGCCCCAGCAAGCTTACATACCGCCCGCGGTAACAGAGCAGCATGTCGAGCTACCAACGTATGCGCCGCCAGTGTCCGTGGAAGCCCCACGTGAAGAAAGGAAAGGACCCCCTCCCGCTGAAAGCACCTCAATACGCGGGGGTTCCGGGGTGGCTTCTTCTAACACGGGAGACCAACGGTAAATGTACTTCTCTGTTTGTCGACCATGGGGAGAAGGTCACGCCCGTCCAGTTGATCCTCGACGAGCGGATGTTCTCCGATACAGTGATTCGTGTGACCCAGCTGTCGCCTGATGTCTTTTTGGTCTGTGATGTCCGTTGGCTCAACGGGAAGAATGTCTTTGAGACGTTGCCCTATTCCAAGCGACGCGCCGTGATCGACGAATTGCTTGGGATGCTTCATGTCCCTGCGTTGAATGCGCTATTGACATACGACGAGGTGCCTGTCCTGACTCCGGTTCGGGGGTGGGAGACCTACGACGAGACCCCCGGGTCGCTGGGCGTATTTCTTCCTGTAGAGGAGTAAATGTCAACTCCAACTTGTGGTATGGGAGGTGGTAGTCGTCGCCGCGGCGCCAAGAGCAAGAAGATGCGCGGTGGTGCCATGTACGGATTCGGTGGCGCTCTCGCCGGGACAACGGCGGGTGCCCAGTGGGCTGGAGTGGCGAACGATGCAGTTAACCCTGAGACCGGTGCTCCAATGCCCGACTATACCATGCCCGGTGGTCGCCGCCGTCGTCGTACGGGCAAGAAGGCGACTCGCAAGGGCAAGAAGAGCCGGCGTGTGACCCGCCGTCGTCGCACCATGCGCGGCGGTAGTGCCATGTACAGCCAAGCTGGCTCGCGCGCGATCTGGGCAGGAGACGGGTCTGCGGGTCTCCCTACATTTGTGTCGGGGAACTCGAATGTTCCGGGCGCTGGGCATGTCCAGAACGCAGATGGGGCGTGGTCGACGACACGGTCTTCCTAAGCATCCCTGTCTGGGCACGCACAACAGCATCGGCGTAGACATACGCCTGATACTCGGGGTCATTTGTGCGAATAAACGGACCCCCGACCATCGTTGATACAAGGTACATCCGCTGCACCTGGAATCGAAGGTCCTGGAACTCGATCCAGTCAGACCATGCACTCTGCGCCTTGGTCGCTGCGGCGACAATCATCATAACATCCCCCTTTCCGAGAAACGATAGGAAGCACGCAAGAATGGGTCCTAGGATCATCTCATTCAACCGAATCATTGCGTCCCCCCACGACGGGGGTAGGCACTGCTTCTTCAGTACGATGTACCGGTCGGCGATCTTGAACGGGTCGATCGACATACTCCTCAATTGTTAGTCCGTCACCCGGAAATTCAAGCTCCTTGAACGTCCCGGACTGGATATACACCAGCTTGGTCTTCGGCGTCACGCAGAGGATGCTCTTGACGAGGTCCTTTGTAATTCGGTTCCCAACGACGATAAACTTGTTGAACGTCCGAGTTAGGTCAATCTCCGTCTCGCGGTCGCCCACCCAGATCCACGGCGTGGTAGGGTGCTTGTCAAAGGGCGTCCCGGTCCATGAGCGGGGGATCGTCTCACCTTCGTACTTGAGAACACACTTCTTGATCCCATTGCGGATCCACTCCTCAACGTAGATGGCACCCTCGGGGACGGACAGGTACGGCTCCATTCCCTCGGGTCCATTGGGATGGTTCATAAAGTAGCGGCTCGTAGGAACCGCTGGCACGGCGGGGTAGCAGTAGTCTGTCCACGCGTTCCAGAGAAGGACACGAGCCTTGTTGGCATAGGTGAGTGCGATCGAGCCATAATAGTAGGCATTGGTCAGAACAAGGGCAAGGAAGGGATGCATTTACTCAGACTTCTTCCTCTTGTCTGAAGACCCCTTGCTGATCTTTTCCATACTGTCCACCGAGCCCGAAGAGGAAGGAGGCTCACCTGCGTCCGTGCCGTCGTCGCCGACAAACGTCTCCTTCAACTGGACCAGGACAATCTGGTCGAAGTTGGTACCCAATGCGATCGAAGCGCCGAGCGCGGTGATGATGAAGGGGGTGGCGACCAGGAACCAGGAGACGACGCCGAGCTGGATGTCGCAGAAGACATCGAGGACTGCCACCGTCGCGAAGCCGAGGAACGCCTTGACCACCAGGGTAACCCACATACCGAGAGAAGCATCGAGACCGAGCTGGACGACGAGGAAGATCAGGTAGAGAAGGGCAGGGGGGCAAAGATCGTCAATGAAGCGCATTTATATGGAAGCAAGAGAAACAGAACAAATGGAGGTTGTCATGGAACTCACCGGGTGCGGTCCCGTCGAGGCTGCCAACGCACTCAAAGAGCACAAGGAGATCTGGCTTGCGGTGGATGCGCTGATGGCAAAGCCTGTCGTCTCGGGGGAGAAGTACCTCCCCAAGAAACCACAGGTCGATACCGGCATGACAGAGGAGCAGAGGGACAGATGCACAAAGGGGCGCTGGCTCCAGGACAAGGTTAACGCTGTATTCTCAGTCGCCCACTCGCAAGCCCTACCCGCCCCATTGGCTGCTGAAGAGCAGCTGCCGTCGGCGGAGGGGCAACCTGACCTACAGATTTCGGTTCCTCAATTGCCATCGACGACTTCTTCACAACTGGGTTCTGTTGAGAAAAGCTCTCCACTAGCTCAGCAATCCGAGGTGCTTCATTAAATATATTCATGGCTTCGATATGCGCCTTTGACTCGGCGGACTTGGCTGCGTAGGTGTCCGGATCGTCTAGGTCTTTGGCAGCTGAAACCCATTCTTCAATGATCTCACGGTGAAGCCCAATCCCGGCAGGTCGGATCCACTCGTCGAGACCTTCCGTACTTCCGCCCGGATACACAGACGTCGTCGACGGCTTCGCGTAGAGGACCGGGATGCCATTGATCATTGCCTCGACTGCGACACGACCAAAGCTCTCATAGTAGCTAGGCACGAGGAGGATACGGGTTCGCTTCAGAATGGTACGAATATCATCCTGAAACGGTACCCACTCAACATTGTCCGGTGTCGGAGGCACGCTCCTCTCTCCGTAGTATGGGAGAATCCCTAAGAACTTGTGGTCAGGCATCGCCCTTGCCATTGCAACGAACTGTTGAACTCCCTTATTGATATTTGCGTTGATCAACGTGATCCGGTCTCCTGTCCTATCGTTGTCAATCAACACCTTCTCACGGTGAATGAGAGGGCGTACGACCTCCGTTCGAGTGATCTGCTGCGGCCACGGGGCAATGTTCTTGCGGTAATGCGGCTCCATCACGCGGTTGATAAAGAAGAGCATCTCCTTCCACTCTGGGCGGAGAGGAGAGTTCCCTGCCACTGCTGTGTAGTTCCCGTCGAAGTGACACGTCGCAATGATGGGTCGACGATACCCACGATTGTTCAATTTCCGGACTTCTGGAAGGATGGGAGAATGCGGGGTGATCCAGACGTCGCTCGTGTCCAGGAAGGTCGTAGCCGCAGAGAAGTGTAGGAACCGGAACCCCTGCCAGTACCCCCCGTTGTATCCCTCAACAGGTCGAGTAATCGTCAGAAACACGACCTGATGACCGCGCTTCAGAAGTTCAAGGGCAAGGTCAACATCATGGAGAAACGCACCGCACAAGTCGGGCATTTTCCGACAGAAGAAAAGGACTTTCATTATGTTTACTGAGTATCGCGTTTTGTCTGAACCAGGCGCGTGGAGTCTCCACCGCGCGTCCACTGCTCGATCCAGTGGTTGACGTCGCCGTACGCAGCCGACTTGGTCGAGATGAGGGGCTGGTAGTAGTTGGGGATCGCATGGTCCATGATGGTCGTGTTCTCCTTGCGACCACGAGGAGGTGCCGAGCGGATGAGTCCAGACTCGTCGTCAACTGCAGTGGGCTCTCCACCTCCCATGAACGGTGTCGTCGCAAACGGACGAGCCCAGAGCTGCTTGGGACCCTTCTCGCGATGAGCACCCTCCATTCCCCAACGGAGCTGGGTGTTCTCGTCGACCTTGCAGCCGGTACCGGGCTGACCGAATCCACCCATGGCAATCATACCCGGCTGATCCGCCATCGCCGCAGCAGGGTTGAGCGTGTCCGAGCAGCCGGCAGTAAGACTTGCGGTCTGACGAGTCTTGATCGACTCATTCGCAAACGCTGTTGTGTCTTCCTGGTATTGATCCGCCTTGATACGGGTGGGGGCGAAAAACCAATCGTATGTGTTGGTTGTGTGGTTCATCTCTTATTATCAGAGGTGCGAAAAACGTATCCTCCGGATTCTCCGGACTGGGGAGTAATGTCGAGGAAAATGCTCCTTCAACCGTGTGATTGGTACGAGCACGACGCCTCGGGGTCCTATGTCGTCGACGTCTTCGGACGCACAGACGCTGGAAAAGTGGCGTGTGTGCGTATCAAGAACTACAAGCCCTTCTTCTACGTGAAGGGGTCTCGCCCAACTGTGGGCTCGAAGGTGACGCTGGAGAAGAAGTACGATGTCTTTGCTGGCTTCAACGACCTGAAGACCACAGACGTCTGGCGCGTGGAGTGCACGACCAAGGCGGAGTTCATGGAGGCAGCCAAGGCGGTCAAGGGCATCCTCTACGAGACCAACCTGCCCCCGTTCCTGCGCCTCTTCCACAGCCGCCACATTGGTCCCGCAAGCCCGATCTCCTTCGCACCGCATATGTTCTCCATCCCGTCCGACAAGGAGACGGGCATTCCGTTCTACAACATCGACGAATTCTACCAGTGTGACGTCAGCGAGGTCAACCCCGCAGATGCCAACATCCCGATGAAGGTGGCGTGCTATGACTTGGAGATGTACTCAAAGAGCGGGCTGTTCCCTCAGGCAAAGAAGGGAGACCCCATCGTCCAGATTGGCATCTCCTACCGCTGGTCGGACAAGATGCTGGACCCGATCCGCCGCGTCGTCTTCGTGGTCGGAACAGTGGACGCACCCGAGGATCCCGGTGTGGAGTTCGTCGAGTGTGAGGACGAGGCAGACATGCTGACTGCGTTCTGCGAGGAGGTGCGCCGCGAGAACCCGGATATCATGTGTGGCTACAACACCTTCGGTTTCGATGACGCGTACATCGAGGACCGCTGCCGCGAGCTGGGCATTGCAGAGGAGATCGACCTCTCGCGCTACCAGTCCAAGACCTTCGCAGGTGGCATCTGGAAGGTCAAGTTCAGCGAGACCAAGAAGTTCGAGCTAGCGTCAGGCAAGTATGACCTCCGGTACCTCATGCTGCGGGGTCGCCTCGGGTTGGACCTGCTCCTGAACATGCGCCGCGAGCACAGCCTGGACTCCTTCAAGCTCGACAGCGTTGCAGGGGTCTTCTTGAAGGACAAGGTTCTCAAGTATGAGTCGGGCAGGGTTACTACTAAGAGCACTCGTGGTCTTCGGTCAGGTAATTATGTCAAGTTCGATCTTGTCGGAAACACGTCAGACCCGTATCACGACGGAGAGAAATACATCGTTACTGGAGTCGATCCGAAGGGATTTACCATCGACGCTCCCAGTGACCTCTTCTCCGACCTCACTGACTCCGAGCGCAAGTCCGTCGAGTGGACCTTCGCCAAGGATGACGTTGAGCCCCACGAGCTGTTCGACCTCCACGCCAATGGTGGTCCAGCTGGACGCGCACGGATCGCCAAGTACTGTATCCAGGACTGCGACCTCGTCCTCACTCTGATGGCGAAGCTGGACACCATCGTCAATGCGCGCGGTATGGCGGATGTCTGCAAGGTGCCGATGGACTTTGTGCTCCGGCGTGGGCAGGGCATCAAGATCTTCAGCGCGGTCGTCTACTACGCGTCCCAGCGTAACCAGATCCTCCAGGCACAGTCCGCGATGGATGGGGACACGGGCTACGAGGGCGCCATCGTGCTGCCGCCCAAGATTGGGATGTACCTCGACCAGCCGATCAGTGTGCTGGACTTTAACTCTCTCTACCCGACCAACATGATCAGCTACAACCTCAGCCCGGACTCGTTGGTCTGCGAGCGCGAGTTCGACGCAGACGGGAACAAGGTCTCTCACCTCGGGATGAAGACGGAGGAGTTGGCGACCATGAAGGATCGCGGGTATATCTTCGAGGATGTGGAGTACGACCTGAAGGATGACAAAGGTGCCATCACGGGCAAGACCATCTGCACCTACGTCCAGAAGGACCCGGCTCTTCCGATGACGGAGGGAGTCCTGCCCAAGACGCTCGACATCCTGCTCAAGAAGCGAAAGGAATTCAAAGAAAAGATGGAGGACGAACAATATGACGAAGCTCAGCGAAGCGTATTCAACGGTCTCCAACTTGCTTACAAGGTCGTTGCAAACAGTGTTTACGGACAGACGGGCAGTCGCACCAGCCCCATCCGAAAGCTCTGCGTCGCAGCCTGTACCACCGCTGCCGGTCGCAAAGCTCTCAACCTTGCAAAGCACATCGCCGAGTCCGAGTTCGGAGCAACGGTTGTCTATGGTGATACGGACTCCATCTTCATCCAGTTCCCCACCAAGGACCTTGCCAAGTCCATTGAGCTTGGGATCGCCGCGGGTAAGCGAATTACATCCCAATGCCGTAAACCCTACAAAATTGCATACGAAAAGACCTTCTACCCGTTTATCCTCTTCTGCCGTAAGCGTTACGTTGGAATGATGTACGAGGAGGACGCGAACGCCAAGCCCAAGCGCAAGAGCATGGGCATCGTGCTCAAGCGCCGTGACAACGCTCCGATCGTGAAGGACGTGTTCGGAGGAGCCCTCGACACGCTGATGGTGGAGAAGGACGTCAAGAAGGCACAGGCGTTTGTGAATCAGAAGCTCCTGGACGTGCTGGAGAACCGCGTACCTCTGGAGAAGTACATCATCAGCAAGAGCCTGCGGGATGACTACGTCACCGAAGTTCCGCCTGAGATCCGTAGTCATACATCAAAGGGTAAACCAGAAGAGCTCAATCGGGCAAAGGCTCCGTTCAACTTAGTCAAGGAGTACGCTGTCAAGCATGGGCTCAGGCTACCAGTATCGTCTATCGCACATCGCACCCTAGCTGATCGTATGGAATCACGTGATGCAGGCACGGCTCCCAAGGTAGGAGACCGACTCCAGTTCATCTACGTCGCCGAGAACAAGGACAAGGGCAAGCAGGGCGATCGCATCGAGGAGGTCGGGTACGTCCGCAGCAACTCATTGACACCCGACGCGCAGTTCTACATCACCAACCAGATCCAGAACCCGGTGGCGCAGCTGTTCGCGCTCTGTATTGAGAAGCTGGATGGCTACGTACCCCCGCGTCGTCCGAGCTACACAACCATCTACGAAGGACTGCTTGAGAAGTACGAGGGCGACGAGGAGGAGGCAACGCGTGCGCTCCTCGAGAAGAAGGAGAAGCAGCTGGACAGCCTCATGTTCATGAGCTCGCCGGTACTGTCGAAGGTCATGAAGCGGAACGTTCGGGGACCGCTGGATAGCTTCTTCGGTCGCCGCTAGAGCTCCCGGACAAAGACAGGATGCCCGTGCTCCGCGTGGATCGAGATGTCGCACTCGTGTGCGTCCTCTCCGCAGAGCAGAATGACCTCAGAAGGAGAGTAGACGCTCCGAACCAAGTCAAAGTAGGGGAGTCCCCGATGATAGGACCCATAGACGATGACATCGTACGCCTTGCTCTGAATGTCCTCCAGAAGATGCGAGTCGTTGCTAGCGTCTCGCAGGGACTGACTCAGGAGGTTGGTATATGTGAAGCCTTTTCCATAGAGGGTGCCGTAGTTGTACCCTGATGTGTGATACAAGTGAGGGATCTTCGGGTACTCATGGCACTGGTTCCCAAGCAGGCGCTTGAGCCCGTGCAGCGTGAGACACCGGAGGTAGTCTGGAAGCGGGTCCCACGAGAGGAAGAGGATGCGCTTGGTCGACTCGAGGTTCGCTACCTGGAGGATCCGTCTAGCAACGGCTTCCGTTGTCAGGTGTGCCTTCGTATAGGCAAAGAGCTCTGTCTGAAGAGCTGCGTACTCCGCCCGGTCTTCGTCTGTGAGGACATCGACCGTCTTTCCCTCCCAGGAAGCGTAGAGCTTGTTAGCGCGTTGGCACAACTCCTTGGGGAAGCCCTCCATCGTCGTTGCAGGACAGGTTTCAATATCACGGAACAACGGGACGCATGCATTTGCGAGGATCTCGTAGTGCCGGAGGCAGTCCCACCCTCCCTTCTTGGAGGTGACTGCAAAGTAAGAGCGCTGATATTCAGCGTAGTAGTCCTCCTCTGTCTCGTACACATAGGTGTGTGTCGTGTTCGGGATCGTCCCCGCAAGAAGCTTCGTCTTTGCCGGGAGAGTGGTGCAGATCTTCTCAGCTGGAATGCCGAAGGTAATCCCGTACTTCATTGCTTAGTTCATGGACGTTTCCTTAGCGCCGTTTCCCGAGCGCCTTGGCAAGCTTCTTTCCAGCCGTCTGCATGGTCGGCAGGATTCCGGTGGACGCAGGCTGTGCGGGCGTGGACTGGCTAAAGGCGTAGTACGGGTAGTAGAACACCGCGAAGAAGAAGTGGAAAATCGCCCATCCAATGGACTGGTTCCGCTGATAGGAGATGTACGCTGCGCCCGCGTGGAAAATAATGGTAAAGATGATCGGAATGAGCGCAATAGCTGCTGTGACTCCCGAGATTCCAAGGGACGTGATCGGATCACCGCCTTCCTGCTTGGGAGTTGTTACGGTTGTTCCAGGAGAAGGACTGCTCATTTATATACAATGGCAGAGTCATTTTCGCGTCGCTTGGCTATGATAGATATGGCTGACATGGCGGAAGAAGACACCGTGCTGGATGTACTCTCAGAGATCTTCGAGACAGAACGCACCTTTTACGGAACTGTCCGGTTCCTCGAAGGACAGACCCGTAACCACATCGTTGCCGCTCAGCTCCGCAACACGGGACTCGCGCTGCAGATCCTTCGCGACTTCATGACTCGTCCTGCCCCCCAGCAGTCTCTTGTGATGAACATTGACCTCTCTGGCAACCTCCTGCGCAACTTCTTGGAGCCCGTCCCCGTTGTGGCAACCCCTACGCAGATCCGTGCGGGCACAGAGACGAACGTTTCCTTCTTGCACAACGAGACGTGCTCCATTTGCCGCGAGACCATTGTTCAGGGAACTCGTCTCCGTGCCTGCCGTCACTGCTTCCACGCTGACTGCATTGACCAGTGGCTGGGCATGAACACGCGCTGCCCCGTGTGCCGTCATGACATCCGGGAACCAGGCGTTTACGCAGCTCCAACGAATCCTACGCAATGAAGGTTGTCGTCTGTACACCTACCAAGAACAGACGCTGGAGCTGGGAGTTCTCAAAGACATGTATGGGTATGCAGCTCCGAAAGCCCGACCTCTGGGTCATCGTCGACAACTCAAGCACGCCTGCAGAGGACTGGTCGATTGCGAAGGACACTCCAGGAGTGCACTATGAGCGCATCTATGAGGTACGACCCATTGGCTGGATGCGCAACCGCTGTCTGGAGATTGCGCTGGAGCAGGGTGCCGACTATATCGTCTTCTGGGATGATGACGACTACTATCCGCCCACCCGGATCTCCTCAGGGATCCGAGCACTGGAAGCGAACCCCGCTGCCGATATCTCAGGATCGTCCAAGATGTACCTCCTCCTGACTCGCGAGAACATGATGCTCGAAGTAGGACCTTTTGGAGAGACGCATGCGACAGCTGCAACTTGGACCATTCGACGCAGGTATGCAGAGTCACACCGGTTTGTAGACACCAAGGTCCGAGGAGAAGAGCTCGAGTTCACCCAGCAATGGACTGCAAATGTTGTCCAGATCCCCTCGGAAGAGGCAATCGTGGTTCTTGGGCACGCACACAACACAGTGAACAAGTCAGATCTTCTCAAAAGCCCTGACCTCTTCAAGATGAAGATTGTGAACCGGGACAATGGGCGGATGCTCCTACGGAACCGCTGGCCCGTGCCATGGGAGGCGTTTCGAACCACATTTTGTACTTGAGGATGTGAAGGACTTCAGGGGAACAGTCGGTTGGCTGTGGAAGACTCGGGAGGACGTCTGAGGATCCATACTGCATGGACTGAAGGATGCGACGAACATCGTGCTTGAACTGTTTCGCAAGCCCCGCAACATCTTGTCCGGGAAAGAGGGTTGCCATATCTGCGGGCTTCGGAGGGTAGCACCGCAACAGCTCGATCGACTCCTCCGCCTTGAAGACACGCGGTACCTCGTTGCAGGTCAAGAGAACAGGGACCTTGCGCGTACCTGACCGCAACCATTCCACCAGCTTCCGTTGGGCGTGAGGGTCGGACCCATCCACCTCGTCCAACACAAGACACATCGGCATTTGGTCTCCTCGAAGGAGGGACGAAATACTGCGTGTATTCTGACACGACTGCGACAGGGACTCAATATCTGCAAAGCTCCGGAGGGATCTGGATGCGTTCAATTCGAGCGTCTCAAACCCACAGGTTCTAGATGCTGCAAGTGCCAAGGTGGTCTTCCCAATCCCCGGTGGACCATGGAGCAACAAGGTCTTGGTATAGGGTGGCGTCTCGAGATAGGACCGAAGCCGGGTCTTTACGTCTGTATGCCCCGCGATCCCATCAAAGAACTCTGGACGACGCGTTTCACTCCACATGTCCTGTCTTCGTAGGAGTCTAGAAAATGCTTGCTGTCAACAAGACAATGGATGTGCCCCGTCACGTACTTAAGACCCTCTTTGAGGACACGAAGTTCCCACTGATTCAGCATCACGTCGACTCATTTAACGACTTCTTGGATGTGAGTATCCCTACCCTCATTCGTGTGACCAACATCACCGAGCCGTTTGAGCTTGAGCTTGCGGGAACCGGAGACCAGCGCCGCTACGTGCGCGTCTACGTCGGGACCAAGGACGGATCCAAGATCCGCTACGCATCTCCGGTAGAAGACGACGGAATCGCAATCGTCCCGCACGCCTGCCGTCTGGACAATCGTACCTACGCCCTGAGCCTCTTTGCGGATATGGAGGTGGAGTACACCTTTGCAGATGGCAGCAAGGAGTCCAAGGTGTTCCCGGATGTCCTGATCGGGAAGATCCCGCTGATGCTCCGCTCTCGCTTGTGCTACCTCACAGCTCTGCCCAACTATGAAATTGGCGAGTGCAAGTATGAGCTTGGCGGGTACTTTATCATCGGAGGAGCAGAGAAGGTGCTTCTGACGCAGGAGCTGCTGGGGAGCAACATGTTCGCCGCAGGTACCCGGAAGCGCAAGGGAGTCAAGGCGAAGAAGGCGAACCTCGTGGAGTCCGATGAACCGATTACCTTTGAAGATGTGATCTATGGGGAAGGGGACGTCTCCTACGAAGAGGGGACAGAGACCTACGTGTCCATCAAGACGCTGTCCGAGGACGGAGCTCGGGGTCCCTTCTCGCACTTCCTCACCATCCCAGCTCCGACCTTCAGCAAGAGTCAGAGCCTTTCTGTTACGATTGACGGGAATGATCCAGCAGCAGCGCTTGCATGGGCGGAAGGCAGGGGAGGACCCCCTGTCGTTGAAGTCGCAGCCGGCAATTACGGTCGGACCAACCGCCTTGCACTGATCAATATCCGTGGCTTTTCGGAACCTGTGCCTCTGTTCTCCATCTTCCGTGCCCTCGGCTGTACCTCCGATCGCGACGTCTATGATACGGTGCTTGCCGGTGTCCCGGACAAGGACCGAACGGCATACGATGATATCTTCTATCAGCTCCTTCTCAGTCACGACCAGTATCTCGAGAAGGCAGGTACGGACCTTGATGTCCTCGCGGCGTTTACCCGCACCAAGTCCCGATTCGAGGTCGTGGAGGCGATCCATGACAAGCTCTTCTCGCACATCGAGGATGTGGGGACGGACGTGGGTGGCATGCTCCGGCGCAAGGCATGTCTTCTCGGTGTCATGCTGAAGATGGCACTGGACATTGAGCTCGGGCGTCGTGCGCCCACCGACCGCGACAACCTCCAGAACAAGCGGTTCAAGACCTCGGGTGTTCTCATGTTCGAGGAGTTCCGTCGCAACTTCCGTGAGAACGGCAAGGAGATGCTCCTTCGCATGGACAAGCGCCATACCTACGAAAAGAACCTGTTCCGCGAGAAGAACCTCGTGAACCTGGTGGATGAGATGAACATTGGCTACTTCTGGCGGAGCTACTTTATGCTCAACCGGTTCGAGAAGGCGTTCAAGGGCATGTGGGGCGACCGCCTAGGCATCTCACAGGAGCTCGGAGGAAACGGTCGTGTCTCGTACCTGAACGTCATTCACCACCTCCGCAAGACCGATCTCCAGATCGACAAGAGCACCTCCACGGCTCCTCCTCGTCGTTACTACGGATCGCAGGTCGGACTGATGTGCCCCGTGGACAGTCCCGACGGATCGGACATTGGCTACAAGAAGTCCCTCTCCATTCTTGCTCGTGTGACCACTGCATTCCCCGCCGCAACCGTCAAGAAGCTTCTCCTCGAGACAGGGTTGATCCGCGAGATCCAAGATGTTCATCCGAGTACGTGGCTCCCCGAGTGGACCAAGGTCTACGTGAACTCGGACCTCTGGGCGGTGTGCATCGGCAATACGGAGGACCTCCATGCCCGGCTCCTCGCAGCTCGGAGGTCGGGGACCCTGTCAGAGAACGTCTCCCTGGCGTGGATGCGCATCAACAACGAGTACCGGATTGCCTGCGATGCAGGACGCCCGATCCGTCCAGTCTACCGCCCTGGCACGACCCCCGAGGTCATCAAGGCAGCCAAGACCTGGAAGGATATCCAGGCACATCTGGATTATATCGATGCAGCAGAGTCCGACTCTCTGCGCATCTCATTGACGCCCTTCCACCCCACTCTGCCGTCGGAACTGCATATGACCTTCAATATGAGTGCCCTTGCGAACATGGTGCCGTATGCCGATCACAACCCCGCGACGCGGTCCGTGTTCAGCATTGCTCAGCAGAAGGCAGCGGCTGGTTGGTACCACACCAACTACATGAAGCGCTTCGACACCATGGCAGAGTTCCTGTGCTTGCCCCAGAAGCCCCTGTCTCAGACCTGGCTCTACCATGAGATGATGGGACGTGGAGGCTGCCTGCCCTACGGCGAGAATGCCATCGTGGCAATCACCATGTACGGCGGCAACAACCAGGAGGACTCGGTGCTGATGAACGGCAGCTCCCTGAAGCGCGGCATGTTCAAGACGATGTACTACCACTCGTATGACCACATGGAAGAGGGCGAGCTCCTGCCAGGGAGGGAGCAGGATAAGCGTATGCTGATGCGTCAGAGTGAGATCCGTAACCCGCTCAAGGACGAGTCCATCAAGCGCAAGGAGGGATTCAGCTACGAGATGCTGGATGCCAACGGTATCATCAAAGAGGGAAGCATCGTCGACGACAAGACGATCCTCGTCGGTATGGTCGTGCCCATTCTGAGTCCGACAGGCTCCGTGGTCGGCTACCGGGATGCCTCTGTGGAGCCCAAGCGCGGTCAGGTGGGTCGCGTGGACGCTGTCTATACCTATGCAACGGACATTGGTCTCAAGGGCGTCAAGATCCGCATCGTCGAGGACCGCACGCCCATCGTCGGAGACAAGATGTCCTCTCGTCACTCGCAGAAGGGTACCATCGGGCAGATCATGGAGGAGTCCGATATGCCCTTCACAGCTGGTGGTCTTCGCCCCGATCTCATCTTCAACCCGCACGGCATCCCAACCCGCATGACCGTGGGTCAATTCCTCGAGGCAGCCAGCAACAAGCTCGGTGTCAACCTGGGCTCCTTCATCGACGCAACCCCCTTTACAGTGGAGAATCGCATCCCCGACCTCAAGAAGGCACTCATGGATGCGGGCTTCGAGCCGTACGGTCACGAGGTGCTCTACAACGGCATGACAGGCGAGCAGATGGATGCGGATATCTTCATGGGTCCGATCTTCTACCAGCGACTGAAGCAGATGGTGGAAGACAAGATCAGCTACCGCGACACGGGACCTCGTGCCATGCGCACGCACCAGCCTACGGGAGGACGTGCGAACGACGGTGGCATGCGTATCGGTGAGATGGAGCGCGACAGCCTCCTGGCGCATGGCATGTCCAAGTTCATTGAGGAGAGCTTTATGAAGCGCTCCGATGCCCACGAGTTCCTGTTCGATAAGGAGAAGGGAGTCATTGATACGTCCAGAGACACGCTGGGGATGCCGTACTCCATGGGCGTCTTCCTCCAGGAGCTCGAATGCATGCACATCACACCAAAGATCCTCACAGAAATGTAAAGCAGAAGAGATAAATGGAAGACACTTCAATGATGGACACTTCAGACACCTCTTCGTCGAGCTTCACGGACCCCATCTCCACACTTTTTGGAGGGTTCATTGGTATCATTCTCCTCATCCTCGTGATCATCCTCGTGGTAATCATCATGATCGGCGGCGGTGTCAGCTGGGTCGCGAGGACAGTGACGGGAGGGACAACCAAGCAGGCATTTACGAATCCGGTCTCGAAGGGACCCGTGCCTTTCATTGAGGCGAATGAGTGCTGTGCCACCTTCCCCCAGATTTAGTCAGGTGTACCAACAATGCAAGCGACCCCTGACAAGGTGATTGCTCTCTTGAAGACTGCGAAAAGCCCAGGCGAGGTCCTTAAAGCAATCTTACAGGATCCTTACCTGGCAATCGGGATCGTTGGAATTCTGGTCCTCATCTATTATTTTGCACACATGCTCATCTGGCCGAAGATCAATCCGTTCCAGTTCAAGTGGTTTAGCAACTTCTGGGACTGGGTCACGGCTCCTGCACCTCCGACGCCCCAGGAGCGCTACCCGTACGCAAAAGTTATCTACCCTACTTACAGGTAAGGATCATGGATAGAGCATCGAAGATGTCTGATCACATTTACGTCACAACTCGCAGTGGGCGCAAGGAGCCCGTTAGCTTCGACAAGGTGCTCAACCGGATCCAGACCCTTGCCACTGGACTCGACCATGTAAATCCCGACTTGGTGGCGCAGAAGGTCTGCTCCCAGATCGCAGATGGTATCAAGACGTCAGAACTCGATGAGTTCGCAGCCGAGACATGCGCGATGATGCAGGCGCGCAACCACCCCAACTACGGCAAGCTCGCCGCCCGTCTCCTGATCGACAACCACCAGAAGAACACGCCAGATACTCTTGTCCAATGTGCTCACACTCTCTTTAACGATGACCTGGTCGGCGCAGATTACTACCGGGTGGGCGTGAATCGCAAGCTAGAGGAGTTTATCGACTACTCTCGTGACTTTATGTTCGACTACTTCGGCTTCAAGACGCTCCTCAACGGGTACCTCCTCCGTCGTCGCGATGGTCGTGTCTGGGAGCGCCCCCAGCACATGTGGATGCGTGTGGCAATCCAGCTCCACGGGCAGGATCTGGAGAAGGTGAAGGAGACGTACGATGCGCTGTCGCAGGGCTATTTCATCCATGCGACCCCCACGCTGTTCAACGCGGGCACCAACCACCCGCAGCTGAGCTCTTGCTTCCTGGTTCAGATGGAGGACGACTCGATCCAGGGCATCTACAATACACTGAGCGAGTGTGCCCAGATCTCCAAGTGGGCAGGGGGCATCGGTCTCTCCATCCACAACATCCGCGCTCGGGACAGCGCCATCAAGGGCACCAACGGCAAGTCCACGGGGGTTGTGCCGATGCTCAAGGTCTTCAACGACACGGCAAAGTACGTGAACCAGGGTGGCAAGCGTAACGGCTCGTTTGCCATCTATATGGAGCCTTGGCATGCGGACATTGAGGACTTCCTTCGCCTCAAGCTCAACACCGGCTCGGAGGAGGAGCGCGCACGCGATCTCTTCTACGGGCTCTGGATCCCCGACCTCTTCATGAAGCGTGTCGAGGAGGATGGGATGTGGTCGCTGATGTGCCCCAACGAATGCCCTCGTCTGGCGGATGTTTGGGGTGAGCAGTTCGAAGCCCTGTACACCTTCTACGAGGAGAAGAAGATGTACCGCAAGCAGGTGCCGGCAAAGAAGCTCTGGCAGGCGATCCTGGATGCACAGATTCAAACGGGAACCCCGTATCTCTGTTATAAGGATGCCGCCAATCGGAAGAGCAATCAGCAGAACCTCGGAACCATCAAGTCCTCCAACCTCTGCACGGAAATCATTGAGTATACGTCGCCGGATGAGACGGCTGTATGTAACCTGGGTTCGTTGGCTCTGTCTCGGTTCGTCGAAGAAGGTGCGTTCAACTTCGTCAAGCTCCGGCAGTACACGGGCATCCTCACCCGCAACCTCAACAAGGTGATTGACATCAACTTCTATCCCACGGACAAGTGCCGGCGCTCCAACATGGCGCACCGCCCCATTGGCATTGGTGTGCAGGGACTTGCGGACGTCTTTGCAATGCTCCGTCTTCCGTGGAGCTCAGAGGCTGCGGCAAAGCTCAATCGTGAGATCTTCGAGAACATGTACTACGCCGCTGTGGCGGAGAGCGTGGATCAGTCGATTCTGGCAAACCCCGTCGACCAGTGGCGCGGCATTGAGATCGAGGTGCCTCGCCGTGGCGCGTATGCCACCTTCGAAGGCTCGCCTGCATCTCGAGGCAAGCTTCAGTATGACCTCTGGGAGCAGGAACCCACGCAGACGCCCTACCTGGATTGGGCGTATCTGAAGGAGAAGGTCGCTCGCTACGGCATGCGCAACTCCCTGCTGATTGCGCCGATGCCGACTGCTAGTACCTCGCAGATCCTTGGCAACAACGAGTGCATCGAGCCCTTCACCTCAAACATGTACTCTCGCCGCGTCCTGTCGGGTGAGTTCGTCGTGATTAACAAGTACCTCGTGGAGGATCTGGTTCAGCGCGGACTCTGGACGCCGGACATTCGTTCGCAGATCATTGCCAACAACGGATCGATCCAGTCGATCATCGAGCTGCCCTCTGAGCTGCGTGAGCTCTACAAGACGTCCTGGGAGATCCCCATGAAGACGATCATCAACCTCGCCGCTGACCGCGCCCCCTTCATCTGCCAGTCGCAGTCCCTCAACCTCTTCGTCGCCGAGCCGAGTTACTCCAAGCTTTCGTCCATGCACGTGTATGCGTGGAAGAAAGGGCTCAAGACGGGGTGCTACTACCTCCGTACAAAGGCAGTGGCAAAGGCGCAGCAGTTCACGGTGGAGCCGCCGGCATGTGTCACGTGCTCTGCGTAAAATTCTGTTGGACATAAAACAAACAAATGCCTTCTACTCCTCTCGGTGGTTTTCCTCTTGGTGGTCAGGATGGTGGTCGCAAGCGCCGCGGTACTCGTCGTAGCAGCATGTCCGTGAAGGCGCTCAAGCGTGCCCTCAAGGCGAAGGGTCTCAAGACCACTGGCAAGAAGGCGGCGCTCACCAAGCGCGCCAAGAAGGCACACCTCCTCCGCGGTGGAAATGATGATAATAATGCTGCCCCTCTTGTCGCCGGCGGTCACGGTCGTCGTCGCCGGGGTGGTTTCGAGGAGGGCGAGGGCGAGGATGATCAGGAGCTCTAAGCACTAAGCGGTTGCGTATAAAAATCTAACGGGAATTAGAACAAATGCATAGCAGACGGCGTGGTGTCTCGGTAAAAATCTCAAAGCGCATGCTCAAGAAGGGCGGTCGTAAGGCTGCTCTGACTCGCCGTGCCAAGAAGGTGGGTGGTGATGAGAATCCAGTTGAAGCTAAGTTTAAGGTTGGGGACACCGTCACCGGGGTATCTGACTCCGGTCAATCTGTCACTGGTACGATTCAGAGCATTCAGGTTATAGATGGAAAGAATCTGTACGACATCCTGGGACCGGGAGGGATGGGTGTAACTGCGTATGAAGAAAACGTCTCTCTTCCAGGCGCTGTCCCGGCTGCTCCTGCCGCATACGTCCCGCCTCCTGTTGCTGCTCCCAACCCGTCCATGTTCGGGCGGTTAAAGCAGGGGTTCAGGAGATTGACTGGGCGATCTCGGAGACGAGCGTAAACAGCTCGTCTGCAAATCCATAATGACACCCATTCGGTTCGCCCACGGGAGCCTTACGGCTTGACGTGGTCTTCTTATGGGTCAAACTCACAATCACATCCTGGGGAGACACCTCCCTGCACATCTGTTCGCGTCCGCGAATGAATGCGCCAGCCTCAGCAACCTGCTGATCCGGGAACTGCCGATCCTTCCAGAAATCACGTGTAAAGCACAGCGTTGCCTCCGAGACTCGATCTGCCATTGCTAGCGTGTTCGGAGGTACGTTCATGAACGACTTCGTCTCGTGGATGTCGTAGCACGGGATCGTCGTACTGAAGACGCATCCGTGCGGCTTGGGACCTGCAAGCATAAACGCTACACGCGTCAGGATGCTGTTGTTGGGGTAGACATCGTCATCGTCCATCATGACCAGAACATCATGCTTCGCGCGCTCGACACCGAGGTTGCGCTTGGCTCCGATGGTCCACCCTCCTTCGCGCTCGTCGCAGAGAACGTAGGTGACATTCGGAAGGTCCGAGACAAGGTCCTTGATCTGGTCCTTGCCATCGTCCACGATGACCCACTCGAGCTTGCTCTCAGGATAGGACTGAGAGAGGAAGCAGTACTTTGCCAGAGGGAGAAAGGGGCGCCGGTCCTTGGTGATGGTGATGATAGACACCGATGGCAGGTCGTCCTCCTTGGGCAGGGTCTTCTCCAGGGAATACTCGGGCACGTCCTTCAACCCCGCGAGGACGTCACCCATGCGCGCGACGAACGCCTGGTGACGAGCCTCGTAGGTGGCACGCGAAAGAGCCCCCGTCGACCTCTTCCAGGAGAGACCACCCGTCGAGTACATCTCCAGAGACTCGACGAGCGACTCCACGTCAATATCCTCGAGAGTCCCCATGCAGTGGGGGTGAGGAGTCACCTTGCTGTTGGAGACCCAGATCGCATCATCGGCGAGCTCGCGGAAGGCATCAATCGGACTGAGCATGACCAGAGACCCCGTGGACATTGCTTCATTGACAGCGTGACCGAAGCCCTCTGCGGCAGACATGCAGATGCAGAGCCCGCACTCCTGGAGGAGATCGTCGTAGTCCTTCTCGGAGAGGACCTCTGAGTGGAGCTTGATCTTGCCCTGAAACGGCTCTGGGATCGGGGGCAGTTGCATTGCAGCAGGATCATAGACAACGTGGAGTTCAGGGAGTCCGCGGTACATCTCCGGCTTCTGCTGGTAGAGACGCATATACGCCTGGATGACAGGCTTGGGGTTGCGCCAGATGTTCTTGCCGACCGGCACGATCGCCTTGTGGTAGTTCTTCTTCTCGGGCTGCACCTTGTCGATCGACGTCCACCCTACATACCGGGTCGTGACACCCCACTCGGCGAAAAGCTTCTCCGCCTCATGCGTCTTGACCCAGATCTCGTCCACCATCTTGGCGTAAGGCTCCCAGGTCTTGTAGGTCCACTCGGGGTTCGGGATCCAGATGTTCTTGGCTGCATATGCGAAGAGGCTCGGGTTGATGACCTCGACAAAGAAGTTGATCTCTGCCTCGGGGCACTGCGGGTAGTAATGAGGAACGTGACGAATCTGCGTCTCTTTCCCCAGCACGTGGGCGATCAGTCCGTGAAGGATCTGAACGTCTTGGGACACACCTGTCCCCTTGCGATGATTTCCAATAATGTTCACGCGCATTTGTCTAGTCCCAAGATCGGCGTGTAAACTTCCGACCGCGGTGCGTACGGCACGTCCGATGGATCCCCTTGGACATGCGCTTCCAGGACGCATGGTCGCGAGGGGCACACCGGGTCAGAGCCAGAGGGCGGTCAAAGAACCACTCGGGGGTCCCGATGCGCAGGCAGTCGACCTCCTCGGGGAGCTCGTGGCGGGAGTCGGCGAGCAGGTTGCAGAGGTCCTTCATCACTTCCGATCCGTACCCATAGAGAGGATCCATCGGGTCCAAGCAGTACTCTCGGTCATCGTAGACGAACCGGCTCCCATCCCACTGGACGCTGTTGATCGGACGGAACGAGTCCCACGCTGTCTCCCAGAGAAACCACCACCCCTTGTGTTCAAGGATTAATTGGTCGTTGAAGTCGTACAGCATTGTCTGTCTAGAAGAACGTCTTCAGCTCGCCTGTCCGCGTGCCGTAGATGTGTGTATCAATGCCACGGGCGATGGGAGCCGGGAAGTCCAGGATATCCTTGCGGTAGTAACGGTACGCCTCGACCTCCACGGCAATGCGGTTCGAGCAGAACGCCACGACACGCGCATTGAGCTCCTGCAGCTCCTGTGCCTCCTGACCCGGGACGTTCTGAGCATAGGTGAGGTAGTAGCTGCGCATGACCATGAGCAGGTCCGAGTCCGACTGGCGGTCAATCCGGGCACCGACCATGGACGCGACTGTCGCACGGATCTGCTGCTGAAGCACCTCAATGTTCTCCTGCCCAAAGAACTGCTCGTTCAGGGAGGTGTTGCTGTGACGGTACTGGATGTTCTCCTTCACCATCGAAGATGCCATGGAAGGCTCGGGCGCAAAGAGAGCTGCCTGCGGGACTGTCAACCGATTCTCGCGGTCCGAGAGCGGGAGACGACCGGTATGCTTGGGGGCATTGGGGATGGCAGTCTGCGTATAGAAGTCTGCGAGCGACGTCGCCCAAGGGAAACTGGCAGTGTAGTCCATTTGTGAGTCGGCGAGACAAGTTTCAGCGAGGGCGGACAATCTGACCACCGATTGCCGACGTATCTGGCTCCGCTGTCTCGAGCTCGAGCGTATAGACTGGTTGAAGTGAGGTGTTCAGGAAGGGGAGGTTGGACGTTGCACTGGTTGACGGCAGGTACGAGAGCAAGGTGTTTGGCTCGAGGACGACATTCGTTCCCGGATCGATCGAGTTGGGAAGAGACGGTGTTGCCCCTCCATCGGGTCCGATCGTGACAAAGTTGGGGATGATGAATCCGTTGTAGGAGGACACGTAGGGCGTCGTACGCTGTGTAGAAGCATCTCGAGGCACGTAGAAGTTGTTCGACCCCAGCACATAGTCCAGCAGCTGAAGAACCGGGAAGGTCGCGTTGGAGAGGCTGCTCACAAAGGTCGTCTTCTGGGGGTCGAGAACTGCCAGAACCGGCGACTTGAGCATATTGCTGATGGTCTCGGGGTAGAAGGAGATGCGGTCACCCACACGGAGCTCGTTGCTGCTGAAGAACTGATAGTTACCAGTGAAGCACTTGAGGTACATCTTGTCGTCGGTCGCCTCAATGCGGGAGATGGTCAACGTGTCGTTCTGGGCAAAGCCAGTGCCAATGGGATCCGTGATGGTGATCTCGAGCTGCTTGAGGTTGGTGATGGGGCTCTGGAAGGTCAGCGCCTCCTGACCCCAGGGCTCGTAGTCATATTGCTGGACACCGACGTCGGTCTGGAAGTTCGTCTGCTGGCGCTGGCGCTGGGTCATGACGGAGAAGGACCGGCGGATCTGCTCGTTGCCTCCGAGGTACTGTCCAAAGTACTCATTGATGTTAAACAGCAGATAGGGGTATGTGGAGAAGGTCGAGTACGGCTTGCCAACGAGGTTCGACTGGATGAATGCTGATGTCGACATATCCACCGCCGTTCCACTCGGATCAATCGGGATGCTCAAGAACTGGCGCTGAGGGAGCACAGCGCGGACCAGGCGGATCGAGAGAAGACTCGATACGTTATTCCCACTCCCGAAGCCCTTCCCGGAGGGCTGGATCAAGAACCCTGTGTCCGTACCAATGACTTGACCTCTTGGGAGACTCGAGTTGTAGGGTTGATAAAAGATGTTGGAGCTTCCTGCAGAGAGAGTCCATCCTCGCAAGTTCGGAGCTCCCACAATGGGAGGGATATTGCTCGCCTGTTCAACAGCAAACGTTGGGATGAACCAGTTGTTTTCGTAGACGACAGGATTGCTGGATGCAGTTGATTGGCTTCCAAAGGTAAAAATCAACGCGGTGTACGGGTTGGGCTGTTTCACCCAGTCGCGCTGGGATGCATCAATGATAATGTAACGCTTGAAGTTGCGCGTCTTGGGTGCCTGCTGAACACTGTTCTCATCGGACCGAGAACCATCAGGCTCGCCCAGATAGTCTCCTGGACGGACTGCTTCATTGGTCATAGGTTGTGTTGAATTAAACGTTTCAATCGTAGTGTTTGCCCCACGATTCTGCATCATCATCACTCGAGGGTCGTAATTGAAGCGCTCCCTCGCTGCCGCATGTTCGCGGAGCATAAGCGCTGCATAGTCACTCATTGTTTAGACTCCAGAGAGTTCCGTAAGCCACAAGTCCGCAGCCTTGGTCGACTCCAAACGCGCAATCTCCGCACGGATCTCAGCCAGCTTCTTGCCATGCTTGTCCATCTGCTCTGCCGTGAAGCTGCTGACCGGGAGACGGAAGATGTAGTCGAAGCTGTCCGAGACCTTGCGATACTTGGCTGCAACCAACGCCTGCTCACAGATATCGCGCGCCTTCCTGCGGAAGTCCAGTGTCGGCTTGTCCGCCACCTGGTCCTCGATGAAGCGCATGACATCCTCGTGGTAGGGCAGCTCCGCCTTGAGGTCCGCAATCTGCTTCGTGCGGCGCGTCTCGTACAGCGCCAGACGCACCTCTGCGTACTCCTTCAGGATGGCATTCGGACTGTCGTACTTGGTGATCTGCCCCTTGGCGTTGAAGGCGTGCATGTTCGTGGTCTTCACCTTGTCGGTGATGGACTTGACGAGGTCCTTCTCCTCAATGCCCTTCACCAGGATGTTGACCTGCGTGTCCGTCGACACATCCACGAAGTCCTTGATGCGACCCTCGGTCAGCTCCTTCTCCAGCCACTCACGATAGTCCTGCGTCCACGTTCCGGGTGGCAGCTCCGTGATTCGGAAGCCGTCCTTCTCCTTCGCGTAGACACCCTGCAGCGTCCCGTCTGCCTTCACCGTTCCCTTGAAGCCCTGGAAGTACGGCGTCATCTCCTCGTCCAGCGCATCCTCGATACCCTCAAGCCACCCCGTCACCATCGACCGCAGCTGCCGAGGGTTGTAGGGCGGGATGAAGGTCGAGTACCCCGTGCCGATACCGCGAGCTCCGTTGACCAGGAGCATCGGCAGAACCGGAGCATACCACTCGGGCTCCACCGGCAGACCGTCATCGTCGCGGTACGTCAGCACCGGGAAGTCCGCCTCAGGAACAATCCTGCGAACGCCCGGCTGGAGGTACGTGTGGATGTAACGGGGCGACGCCGAATCCTTGCCACCCTGGAGCCGAGTACCGAACTGCCCCTGCGGCACCAGCCAGGGGATGTTGTTGGCGCCCATGAAGTCCTGCGCCATGCCGATGATCGCCTCGTTGAGCGATGCCTCACCGTGGTGGTAGCCGCTGTGCTCAGAGACGTAGCCTGCGAACTGAGCGACGCGGATCTCGGAGCGGAGGTCGCGCTTGAATGCCGAGTACAGGATCTTACGCTGCGACACCTTGAGACCGTCCATCACGCTGGGAATCGCACGCTCGAGGTTGTAGTTGGAGAAGTGGATGAGGTCCTTGTTGATGAAGTCCGGGTAGGGAAGCTTGGGTCCCGGCGGGATCTGGACCGTCTTGTCGTAGCCCTGCAGCCAGGTCTTGCGATCATCCGCGCGCTTCTTGTTGAACGCCAGGTCGATCGCCTCGTCGGAGCCCTCAGCGAACTCGAACGCCACTGCTGTGGGTGTCTTGAAGTAGTCCTTCGCCTCGTCGCGGGTCGACGTACCCAACCCCTTGTAATACTTCACCTTCCACCCCTTGGCACCCTCGCCCTTGCGCCACTCCTCGTAGTCGAACTGGCTGTAGAAGTTCTTCACCTCCTTGCCTTTCGTCGCCTTGACGATCGGAGTCGCCATGTAGGTCAGGAACCCAGGGATCGCCACCAGCTCGTGCCAGAGCTCGTGGAAGAGGTTGATCAGGAGACCACGGATATGCGACCCGTCGTAGTCCTGATCGGTCATGATCATGATCGAGCCGTACCGCAGCTCGGCAGTCGACGTATACTGCTTGCCCGACTGCAGCCCGATGATCTTCTTCAGCTCCGCAATCTCCTTCGTATGCTCGACCTTGGCATCCGCCGTGTCCTTCACGTTCAGCACCTTGCCCTTGAGCGGGTAGACGCCGTAGTACTTGCGCTGCTCCGCAGAGAGACCCGAGAGCGCCATCGCCTTCGCTGAGTCTCCCTCGGTCAGGATCAGCGTGCACTTCGCAGAGTCCTTGGTGCCCGCCATCACCGCGTCATCCAGCTTGGGGATGCCCGTGATGCGGCTCTGCTTCTTGCCGTCGGTCTTGCTGTTGTCCTTCGCATCCTTCGCTGCCTGCACCTCGAGGATCTTCTCCACGATGCCGAGCTTGGACACGATCTTCTTGAGGGTGTCCTCCGAGAGCTTGGGACTGCTCCCGAACGCCGACGCCTTGGTCGTGAGGGTCTCCTTGGTTTGGCTCGAAAACGAAGGATTTTCAATCAGCGAGACGAGGAAGATACCAAGATGCTCCTTTACGGTGGAATTCTTCGTCTTACACTTCTTCTTAGTCTCCAGGTAGTCGGTGATGTGGGAGACAACCTGGTTCGTCACTGCGTCGACATGCGTTCCCCCTTTGCTCGTCCAGATGCCGTTCACGAAGGACGAATGGAAGTACCCATCACCTGGAGTTGGGGCAATGACGATATCCCACCGGTCGTTGGGACTCTCGTGGACGAGGGTGTCGCAACCGAAGGACTTGGCGTAGTCAGTGAGGCTCCGGCACTTCACCAGTGCCCCGTTCCAAGTGACCTTGACGTCCTTGCCAACGGTCATAGCGAGGTCGTAGACACGGCGCTCAATGAGCCGGACCATGTCGTCCGGGAGCCGGTCCGTGTACCCAAACCGCGCATAGTCCGGAAACCAGCGAAGGCATACCGCCGATTTGCCCTTCGACGACTTCACCTTGGGCGGGTCCGCCCTCGTCATGTTGTCGTGAAACGTCTGGTCGTAGCTTAGCCCGCGTGTCGGGTCCACGATGCGGACCTGGAGTTGCTTGGCGAAGATGTTGACCAGCTTGACTCCGTACCCGTTCTTGCCGCCGACCAGCTTCTTCTCCTCCTTGTCGTAGTTGGTGGAGGTCAGGAGCTCGCCGAAGATCAGCTGTGGGATATACATGTCATGTTCGGGGTGCTTGGCGACGTCGATGGAGTCGCCGTCATTCTCCACCTCGATCACACCGTCGGTGTACGACACGCTGACATGCTTGACCGGGTTGGCGGACTTCTTGGTGCGAAGGCGAACGACGTGGTCGTGCGCATTCACCAGGAGCTCGTCCACCAGCTTGTAGAACCCAGGATTGACTGCGATGGTGTTGCTTGTAAAGTTGCCCTCTGCATCGTGGAGCCAGACCGTCTCGGTGGCGGTCTCAATGCTCCCAATGTAGGTGTCGGGGAGGCTGAGGATGTGCTCCCTGTGCGTGTGCTTGCGGTACTTGCCTGCGAGTTCCATGGTATCGATGAATCTGACTGATCTAGTCGTCTGTAAGTCCGTTTTGAGTGCTGGGGGTCCGAGATCTAACGGCGGGATCTTCCAGAGTTCGTCGCAGGAATAATCCTCACCTGTAATGTCGGGAGGCATACGAACTTCCATTCATTGTATATACGAGCAGCTTTCACCGAAAACGCATTGAACACATATGCCGCCTAAGAAGCCCCTTCCGGACGCACCGATTATTTTTACCCTTCGCCTGCCTGCAGAGGACACGGCGCCTCAGCCTCTCGACAGTGGACCTCAGCAGAGTACCGACTATGCAGAGATCCTACGCGACATGGAGTCGGGGTATGCGACCCAGCGGTTCACGGCTGACACGATGAAAGAGATCCTCGGTCGCACAAGGACTCCCACCTACAGCGGGACAACGGCGTGCTTCTGGTGCTGTCACCCGTTCCCCTGGAAACCGTCCGTCCTTCCCATCTCTTACGACGCGTATGAGAACATGTACACGTGCGAGGGGCATTTTTGCTCCCCCGAATGCGCCATGGCAAGTCTCTATTCAGACTCGAGTATTTCAGACAATTCCCGTTGGACTCGCCATGCCCTTCTTGCAGATCTCTACCGGACCTTGTACACCAAGCGGGACCTCATCCCTGCACCTGCACGAACGTCCCTGCGTCTCTTCGGAGGACCTCTGGATATTGAGCAGTTCCGCGAGTACACTGCATCCGCAGAGGATATGATTGCAGTCCAACTTCCACCCCTCCGCCTCTACGTGCCGACCATGAACGTCCAGGGACCGGTACGGGATGTGAAGAAGTTCGTAGCACTGTCGCAGGAGACCGTGGAGAAGGCAAGTAAGGAGATGCGTCTCAAGCGGTCAAAGCCGGTGCACGTCAATGCAGTTACGCTCGACAAGTGCATGACTACCACTGACAGCGCCGCCGTCTAGTCCGACGGCTGCCTCCCATGTTCACAGGGGGCGGGATGGTTCCAGGACCAGGCGGAGGGGCAGTCGGTACCGTGACCGTCTGAACAGGCTCGGGGTTCCGCTTGATCTTAAGGTTGACCAGGCTCTTGGCAGTCTTCTTGGTCTCCGCCACCTGCTTCGCCGCCGTCTTCTGAGTCGACTTCACCTCCTTCTCGGCTGCCTTCTTGGTGACCTTGACTTCCTTCTCCTTCGCCTTGACAACGGACTCTGCGGCGCGGATCGCAGCGGTCGCAGCTGCTTCCGCCTCACGAGACTTTGCCTTTGCCGCAGCGACATCCGTAAGAGCCTTCTTCTTACAGGCTTCGAGTGCAGCCTTTGCTTTGGTCTCGGCAGTCGTCGCGACCTTCTTGGCAGCCTTTGCCTTGGCAGTCTTCTTGGTGACCTCTGCCTTCACCTTCTTCGTACGCGCCATTAACCGCGAGAGGGCATCTTTGATACCCATTTATACATCTACGCCGGAATTCTTTCAAATGCAAGGGATGAATGATCTCCTCAAGACGCAGATGCTCTTGAGTTTATCAACCGCAAGGAATCCATTGTTTAGTTTTTTTGCTATCAACGCCTTTGATGTCCTGAACCGCACGTTCCCAACGTGGTCCACCTGGACACGGGCAGCGTGTTGTGCTCGTCGACCCAAGAAGGCAACCCCCAGGGAACCGAAGGCAACGATTACGTGCGAACGCGGAGTCCTGAACCAGGCGGGACGTCCCGCAGCCCAGCAGACCGTGTACCAGACGCGCATGGACGCCGTGGTGCACTTTGTGACGACACTTCCCGCGATGGACTCGCTGTTGGCAGTGACGCATCATGACTACCTCCCCAACGAGTTCGAGACCATTCAGATCGAGTCCGACGTGTTCTTCGAGCTGTTGGACCTTCAGGTCGTGGACGGACAGCCGAGCATCGTCAAGTTCAAGCTCCTCTCCTACGAGCACGACGTCCAGCATCTCCAGACGTTCATTGACACCTGTACGTCCAACTACGAGCGCACCCTTGCAAATAAACTAGGCAGCTCTCGCTACTTCTTCGATCAGATGATCCAGTCCAAGGTCAAGGGGTCCACGCAGAACGCTCTGCCCAACAGCCACCTCATTTATACCAAGACGAAGTTCAGCACCAACCGGAATTTCCAGAATGTCTTCTTCGAGGACCGGAAGCACGTCCAGACAAGGACTCGCTTCTTTCTCGAGCATCGCGACTGGTATGACAAGAAGGGCATCCCATACACGTTGGGCTTTCTCTTTCACGGTCCGCCGGGTACTGGTAAGACCTCTAGCATCAAGGCTATCGCGTCAGAGGGCAGGCGGCACATCATCAACGTCCAGCTCAACGAGATCAAGACCAAGGCGCAGCTCCAACACCTCTTCTTTAATGACGAGATTCACGTCTACAATGGAGCCAATACGGAGAAGTATATCATCCCGGTTTCCGAGCGTCTGTACGTGATCGAGGACATTGATGCGATGGGCGACACGGTGCTCCGTCGCGAGTGGAAAAAACCGATGCCGGTCGCTCAGAAGCCAAAGAGTGAAGAAGATGCCTGGTTGGACCGTCAGAAGGAATCTGAACAGGAGAAGCTTGATCTCTCCTTCCTTCTCAATCTTCTGGATGGGACGTTGGAGGCGTCGGGACGAATTCTCATTGTTACAACCAACTTCCCAGAGCGACTGGATCGGGCGCTTGTCCGCCCGGGGCGAATTGACATGATCGTGACCTTCAAGAACGCCTCTCGCAAGGTGCTCCAGGAGATGATCAATGCGTTCTATGATCGCGAAGTACCTCTTCCGGACGATGAGACTCTGGAAGGCAAATGGACGCCTGCAGAAGTGAACCAGATCCTCTTTCGTAACTTTGAAGAGCCCGAGTCGGCTGTCCGTGAACTGGTCGGTCTCACTCGCCAGGACCTCTATGGATTCCAGGAAAACGGATCGGAGACATTCATTACAGATATCCCTACCGCAGAGTAAGATGTCTCCTCCCACGAATGTCACCGTCAAGATCGCCTTCGTCCTCGATTGCACTGGTTCCATGGAGCCGTGGATTCACGAGGCAAAGACCAAGATTCACGAGATCATTGATAGCAACCGCGACTCCCACCCGAATGCGCAGTTCGAGGTAGGTCTCGTGGCGTACCGCGACTACGGTGATGCCATTCGCCGCCGTGTCGTGGACTTCACAACGCCGGACGAGGTTGTCCAGACGCTCCGTCAGATCCACGCGGAAGGCGGAGACGATGATGCAGAGGACGTGGCAGGAGCACTGGACCGCACGTGCAGCCTGACCTGGGGACCGTCGGACGTCCGCATGCTCTTCCACATTGCAGATGCGCCTGCACATGGCACGCTCTACCACGAGCCCCGCGTCTCGGACCGCTTCCCAGAGGGAGACCCCGATGGGAACGACCCCAAGCGCCTGCTCCGAACCCTCGCCGCGATGTATGTTGATTATACGTTCGTACGGATCACATCACGCACCGATAAGATGATTGATGTCTTCCACGAAACCTATACACGGAGGGAGGGTCGATTCCGAGTCATTGACCTTCACCCTCAATCCTACGACGGACGCTACGGTCCTCGGAGGAACAACATGGCAGAGCTGCTGTCGCCTGCCGTCACGCGCATTGTCAGCGAAGCCGTTACACAGCACAGCGCTTCGCAAGATGTGTAATGTTCCGGATATAGTCCCAGACGACGTTGCGATTGTGCGCGTCGAGCTGTTGCCAGAGTGACTTCAGCTTCACAAGTGTATGTGTCATCGGTCCATTCGGGATGGCGTAGTCAAGGAAGAAGGACTCATCGCGTGACTGGATGGCATCCTCAAAGGGAGCCACACACTCCCATGTTTTTACTGCAAGGGATGCAGGGTTTGAACGTCGGAGGACAGAGAGAACAGTCCGGTACCGCAGCCAGTCAGGGTCCTCGGGAAAGACGCTGAGCATCTGCTGCAGAAAGTCTTCATATTGCCCGTAGAAGGCGTCAAGATAGATCTTCTTGGACATCGGTTATTTTACTGACGGCTTATCCCTTTAAACTCGCTCTCCCGTGCCTTTTTCATCGCTTCCATGCGGGATGCGATGTCATCATTGCGTCCTGCCTTGCCACCCTCGTACGACTGCTTCGTCTGAGGCTCGGGACGCGCAGGAGCCGATGCCATGCCTCCGCCGAGGAACGAGTAGTTGTTCTGATCCGTCTCGGTAAAGCCGCCGGGGGTTGTCCAGCTCGAATAGCTGTCCGTCAGGGAGTTCTTCCCCTCGAAGGACCATGCCTGGTAGCCTCCATCTCCTGTGGGTGCACCCTGAGCAACACCACCCGACTGCCCGGTCTGCTGCACGGGTACTTCACGACGCGCCGTCACTGGCTTCGCGATGTACGCGTAAATATCCTTGCCCACATAGACGTCCTTGGTGTCCGGGACGTAGAGCGTAGGGACACTCTTGAGGAACTGGGGAAGCTCATGCCGCTGTTTTCCATCGATGGGGACGATGCGGCAGAGGCTGTCCTTGTTCATCTGTTTCAGCGTCTCGAGGATCTTGATGCAGTTCTGGTCCCGCGTATGCACGAAGAGATAGGGCTGATTGCTCATTGCTCTGGAGAGGCGATAAAAACGGAAAGACATTAACGAAGCTACAGACAAGTACAATGGAGAACATTCGCGTTTCCCTCGATGGCTATCGCCTGGATGGCGAGTTCAAGAACGTTCCCGTTTCGCTGGTAAATGGACTGCGTCGCATCCTACTGGCAGAACTGCCGGTGGTTGTGGTCTCCAACGTACGCATCCTGGACAACACCACAACGATGACCCACGAGATGCTCAAGCACCGCATGGAGATGCTCCCTGTGAATGTGAAGCCAGAGGAGGCAGGCGCTATCCGCGACACGAAGATCACTCTGCGGTACCTCCCGAGCCCAGATCCTCGTGAGGTCACGACGGCGGACTTTGCCGTCTCGGGACCTGTTCCTGACGTCCTGCTACGTGATCGGGACCTCGACACTCCCCTCTTCTTCCTCGCACTTAAGCCCAACGAGTCGATCCACGTAGAGGCAACCCTGGCGATTGCTCCTACCGGGATGTCCCATGTCTGCGTCTCGACCTTCAAGAACCACATTGATCCCGAGGTAGCAAAGATGGACCGCGACACGATGATTGCCCAGGCAGGAGACGATGCTGCGGCGCAGCGGGAAGCGGCTCGCATCTTCGACACCTTCCATGTTCAGCGCTCCTTCAGCCGGGATCCGGAGACGGGGCGCCCGAACTGGTTCGACTTCACCGCGGAGAGCATCGGCGTCCTCCAAGCAAAGGACCTGGTCAAGCGGGCATGCGAGGTCCTGAAGACGAAGATCGAGGACTGGGTCAAGACTCCCATCCTGCGTGAGGCAGATGGCTTCTACCGCATGGAGACGGATGGGGAGACCTTCACACTCGGTCAGCTGCTCCAGGAGGTCATCTACCTGGGCGGTCTGGCAGACTTCGTGTCCCGGGACATTGGACACCCCCTGACACCCAAGCTGGTGATCCGCTTCCGCGCCAAGACAGTGCAGCCCGAGGCGGTCGTAGAGCGCGCCAAGACGGAGGCGTTGACACTTTGTGAGAATGTTCTCAAGTCTCTATAATGGAAGCCGGCGTCTTGACCTTCACGCCTGAAGAGTACCAAATCCTAGAAGACATCGAATTCGATGAGACAATCGAACGCCCGGAGGCGATCCGATTTTACACGTTGGACGAGCAGACGACCGATGCGTACGAGAAGCTGATGCCCCGAGGGCGGACGACGCGGTTCCAGCGAGACAAGATACGCTTGGACGTGGACCGACTCCAGGACCTCTACGAGCAGTACGTGTCCATCCGTCCCGATGCCTATGCGTTGCGCGAGCCAGAAGTTTCTATTGGATATGATTGGGTCTCCCCCGTGTATGACAGTGAATCCACCCGTAAGTATGATTGGGAGACCCAGTGGAGACCCCTGTTTGGCAACCTCCGCCAGCCTAACTTTCTTCCTGGTCTGATTGCCGCTCTCCCGCGTCCGACGGGAGATGCCAGTGAGGGAGTTCCTGCCTATGAGATGCAGGTGCCTACGCAGTTTGTAGATGCAGAGGGAGCCTTCCCGATTCGTGGACTCCCCGACTATACGATTCCTCGGACGCAGTACCACGAGGATAAGACCATTAGTATTGTGCTTGATCCCCTGAATGGCTCGGGGGACAAGGTAGGGTTCAAGGGGTATTTTTTGCGGAAACGTCCACTGGACATTCCGAACCCTCTGGCAGAGCACCCCTTCCTGAAGGCGAACGAGGACACCTTTGTTGCATCGTCTGCGCCTCTCAAGGATGTTGCTCCCAGTCTGGATGCAGTTCTCACGCACGCAATCCCAGTGACCAAGGATCCCTACGGTGAAGCGCAGCCGTACCTGAAGCTCTGGGACGTGAAGCTGTCCTCCATCCCCTGGTCGGCTTGGAAGTCCAAGTTCCCACCGGTAGACCCCGTGAACGCGGGTCAACCGCCTGCACCGATCGAGTTCCCGAAGCCGGGGCAGCTGTCTGTCCCCGAGAAGATCCAGGACACGTACGGAATCAAGTATGAGCCCGGGATGTCAGTTCGTCTCTGGCTGATGAAGCGACTGGATGGCGGAGGTCTTGTGATGGACCTCTTGCGTTCCTCCGCGATTGAGAGTGGGTCTGTGAATATCGTCCCCGGCGTTGATCTCCCGAAAGCAGCATATCCCGAATCAAACCCAGACGCATGTTCGCTCGAGGGCAAGCCGTTCACCGAGTTCTCGACGACTGGTATTCTTCGTCGCATCTTTGTCGAGAAAGACAAGGACCCGTATGCGATTACGAAGTACCAGTGCGTCCCCTTGGAGTTCGTGAAACAAGAACGGGCCCGGCTGGGGTATGTGGGGCGACTTCCGTGGAAAGAGACGACGGGAGAAGAGATGAAGAAGACCTATCTGAAGCGCCTGATGGAGGTGACGCCACCCACTGAGTTCGTTGCAAAGGAGCCTGCGCTGCCCAAGACGGCGGCAAAGGCAGATTCCGTGCAGCATGAGGAGGTGCGTGCGATCCTGGCGGACGGAAACCGATACGCAGAGGATAAGCTGCGAGACATCCGGGAGATCCTTACCGAGACCACTCTGAGTAACAATATTTACTCGGACCCGAATGGTGCAACGGTTGTCTGCTCGCACACGTTGGCATTGCTCGGTGGAGACCTTGCTGCGGACCGCCTGAAGTATTACGATACCTGGACGGCTCGCATCGATGGCTTCCGCGTCTGCAAGTACTGTGGTGAGCAGATCAACTCGGATGACTATGTGGACGCGGTAGAATATGACGAAAACGGCTTCCGGATTCAAAATGCTCGTGCCCTGGAAGGACCAGGGCAGGCAACAGCCGGAGTCGTGGACTATGTCTCGGGTCTCCGCAAGCTTCAGCCTCTGTTTCTGTTACAGACCCCTCATGACGATGTCGTATTTTTGGTCCTGTCCCTTCTCCAGGTGCTGCCCACGGCAGACGTGCTGGAGCAGTTCCTGGGGCTGGGACGACAGGTCGCTGCTGTTCAGTTCAGCAAGGGTTCTCCCGACCAGATCGCCCGCTTTCAGGGCATGACAGGTCTTGCGACAGCTGCGTTGATTCTGCAGTGTCATATTCCCAGTCTGGTCCCTCGTCGGTCCTTTGGTCCCCGCCCGCTCGTCCTCTCGGGGTATCCCCGCGATGCAGCTGCACCTGCCGAATTTACCATCGTGGACACGCTGATTACCGTCCTCCGCAAGACGTTTGACGCGTTCCCCACGACATTCGGGGGACCTGCAAGGGCGCTGATTCGAGGGGTCATGAACAAGCCCGGGGAGGTGAAGAACACGGTAACGGTTCTCCTTTCGGCAAAGAGCCCTCTCATGAACCGCAAGCGAACGGATGGGAAGATGGAGCCCACGTTCGTAGCCGAGCTCCTTGTGCGGGCAAAGGCGTATGTGGCAGAGAAGCCACCCGTGGAGGTACCGAAGACTCTCATTCCGGTGCTCCCGCCGCCCAAGGAGTTCGATGTGATCCGCTCGTACCCCGCGTGTCCCTCTGCTCGACCGATCTGGACCAGCGGTCGGATGCCCAGGGTCACACAGCCGGCGATTCCTCTGCGGAATGGCATCCAGGCGGCTGCAGGCGCCGAAGCAGTTCCTCCCACGGTGTCTGAGCGCGTGGTCCCGGCTCCCATCGAGAAGGCAGAGATCCGTGCTCGGTTAGCAACCGGATCCAGGCTGGCATCCCGGATTCGGGTCAGCGATGAGTACCGGACGTCTCTCATGCTCGCGTCTCGACTGGCAGACATGTTCCGCCAGCCTACCAAGGTACGTACCGTGGACCCCACGCAGAACGCCTCGGAATTGCGTGACATTGCTCGGGGGTTTGCGTTCGAGCAGCTTGCAGACATCCAAGCCACCGTTGCGAAGCAGACAAAGCTCGAAGAACGCCGGACAAAGGACGTCGCCCTGTACCTCCTTCAGGCAGACTATAAGGAGGAGAAGTCACAGGCAAACAAACTCCGCGCATCCGAGCGTCTGAAGATCGTCGACGACCTCAAGAAGAAGAGCGACACGGAACGTGAACTGATCCAGCAGCTCCTGACGATTGGTGCCGCTCCCTATCTCGTGACTCAGCAGGACCGCTTCATGTTCGCGCACGAAGCCGAGCTCCTCCAGGACCAGATCCGAGCAGAGGAAGAGGAACTCGATCGCGAAGAAGAGGAAGATGCAGAGGTCGGTGTAGGTCGTGATCGTGATTACGAAGACGACGGAGATGAAGATGAACGGGGTGTCGACCACGGTGACTATGGCGATCGTGCAGGTCTGCCCGTCGATCGCGACTACCCCGAAGCTGGTCTCTGGGATGACCCGGCTCGATCGATTTAAAGACGACCGGCGTGCCATAGATAAGATGCTCAAGGCTACCCTCTACATTCAGCGCTCCACTGGTCGGTCCTCTGCGGAGGACGACGTTATTCACATGTATGACGATGACGAGTATCGCGATATGATCCGCATCACGTACTCCACTCCGGAGCTCAAGAAGGCGTCGGAGTTCTACATGACCGTGCCCCAGACGCTCCAGTATCTGGGGGACACCCTCAAGACGCTCACCCATGATGCGCAGCCGTTCGAGCACGTCCAGGTGTCGACGTCGCTCCACCCCAGCGTCCTCTACCACGTGTCGGATCTGGACTGCTGCCAGGTGCGCCACCTCATCGAGGACACGGTGGAGACTGCCCTCCGCCGCCCACTCTTCCGGGTCAAGAAGTCGCAGCAGTAAAACGGAAACAGGTAGGATAGAATAGAAGAGAGCAATGCTCACCCTGAACGGATATAAGGTACCCAAAGCCACTGTCCCTGTGGAACAACTCCGCAAGACATTGACCGTCAAGCCGAATGTCCCCAAAGTCTTCGTCTCGAATCCTAACGCGGTTCCTCGTTACCGCGTATACAAGGAAGTGGAGGACGCTCTGTATCTGCCTAAGCATTATGGCATTGCTGAGTATGGTCTTCCCGCAAGTACGACCCGCGATGTGGACCCTACTGAAGAAGCTCGCTGGACGTTTCGTGGAAGCCTACGACCTGCCCAAGAGGCTGTCGTCAATAGCTTCCTCCTTCCTACTCCGCATGATGGCATCCTTAGTCTCCATACTGGAGGTGGCAAGACGGTATGTGCTCTCTATATTGCGAGCCGCCTCCGTCTTCCTGCTCTCGTCATTGTCCACAACTCCTTCCTTCGCGATCAGTGGGAGGAGCGAGTCCGAATGTTCCTACCCCATGCTCGAATCGGGCGCATCCAAGGAGATAGCTGTGAAGTAGAGGGCAAGGATGTGGTGATTGCCATGCTCCAGACGCTCTCCATGAAGGACCTTCCGATTGCGACCTTCAAGCCGATCGGGCTGGTGATCGTCGACGAGTGCCATCACATTGCTTCCGAGGTCTTCGTCCAAGCGCTTCCCAAGGTGACCAGCAAGTACATGCTCGGACTGTCTGCCACACCCACACGCAAGGACGGTCTCATGTTCGTCGCGCATTGGTTCCTCGGACCGCTGCTGTATACATCCGATACGGGTGACAAGTCCGATACGGACGTGACGGTTGAAGTCTACGAGTACAAGAACGAGGACCCCGTGTTTAATGAGATTATCTACAACAGCCAAGGCGTGATGTTCACGTCGCTCATGATCAACAAGCTGACCGAGTGTGAAGGAAGGACCAAGTGGTTAGTGGAGATTCTCAAGGATGTCCTCGAAGAGTCTCCCCATCGTCAGGTGTTGGTGCTGACAGATCGGGTGCAGCACACCAAGGACCTGCATGCAGCACTCCCGCCGTCTCTTCAGGCAAGTGCTGCGATCCTGTCGCAGGCGGTCTCGGCTGCGAAGCGAACCGAGTTCTGCGCTTCGTGCTCGGTGTTGATTGCGACGTATGCGATGTGCAAGGAGGGGTTTGACGTACCGACGCTGAACACGCTGCTCATGGCAACGCCACGACCGGATGTCGATCAGATTGTAGGGCGCATCCTCCGCGTGGAGAAGTCAACGCGCACGGTCCATCCTCTCATTCTGGACATTGTGGACCCGCAGTTCCGCCGCCAGTTCCAGGAGCGGAACGGGCTCTACAAGAAGCGGAGCTACACGGTTAGGAAGATGGAGATTCCCCCCGAGGCGGGGTCGGGGACCGTGTGAGCTCTTCGGGGATCTCGGGAATGCCGCTGCTATTGGCAACGGACTCCACGGACTTGAGGGTAGGAACATAGGTGCTATCCTTTCGCTTGACGTCCGCACGCAGCGGGTTGTTCACAGTGAAGGATGCCTTCGGTGCAAGCTTGGGAGGAGGGGTGAGGGAGAGCTTGGGCGTGGTGGCGGTAGATCCCGAGAAGATGGACTTCCCGAGTGATGCAGCCTCCTGCTCCTCTTCGTCGGCACGGCGGTAGATGGTGATCTTTTCCAGTCCGTTCGCCTCCTCGGGCTTGCTGATCTCGGTCTCGTGCTTGAACTTCTTCTGGAACTCAATGATGACCTTCTGCGGCACCATGGGGCTGATCTCCTGGAGGCGGTCGTACTGGTCCTTGACATACTTGAGGAAGTCGTGTGGGTTCATGCGCTCCTCACGAGGCAGCGACAGCTCCACAGTAATAAAGCGATAGAGCTTGGAGTAGTGGATGGACGAGATGCGGTGCCCCTCTGCACGCTTTGCCCAGCCAAAGTAGGTACCCATCGTGTTCAGCACACCAACGAAAAGCGACCCAACACCTAACGCAACCGAGGCAACCCTGCCGTCCTCGAACATGCTCGAAGAGCCTGCGTTGAGGAACGCAATCACACCGGATCCGATGATGACAGGCAAGTCAATCCATGTCCTGCGGTTGCTGTACATGGCTTCCGACTGCTTGTGGACCCAGGAGAGACAATGCGCCTTCTCACCCGTGGACGCAAAGTACTCCTCCAGCTTCACTGTCCAGTGGATGTTCACATTCCCTTCCCCCATGCTGTTCGAATCACCCATGTTTACTTTTTAACGCGCGGGAAAACAATGTACTGGCCTCTGAAGTATCATCGAGGACTAACCCGTCGTCAGAATGCAGAGCGAAAGAGGTCAGCGACACGGCGGACCAAGATGAGTTTCAAAGATCCCAAGGCATATGCTCCTTGGAAGACCGACAAAGGTGTGAAGACCCGCCGGTCGAGCTACTCTTCCCGGTTTCATGCCAAATATCCGGAAGCCAAGAGCCTGCCCGAGATTGCGAATGCCACTGGCGTCCCTCTGAGCACTCTCCGCACCGTCTACAACCGCGGCATGGCAGCCTGGCGTACGGGTCATCGTCCGGGAGCCTCCCAACACGCCTGGGGAATGGCTCGTGTACACTCCTTCGTCCTCAAGGGGAAGACGTACCGAACTGCGGACGCTGATCTAGCAAAGAAATCTGCCAAGTAAGAACAAGATGAACTTTGATCGTAACGGTGTTCTTGTCCGCACATCCCAGCCGGTCCGCGAGCTTCGTACCGTGAAGCGCACCATTCTCATTGATTCCCGCGATCGCGATCCGACCAAGTATGTCAAGGTCGTTGGAGGCGCATCGACCTCGGATCCTGGGGACTACGTGGTCTACCTTCCTCGCCCCTTTGAGAATGTGGTCTCTGTCCGCCTCAAGTCGGCGATCATCAGGGCTCCCGAGTCCACGAACTTCACGGATAACTACGTCCTCCTCTCTGTCGAGGGTCTGAACAAGATCGATGAGACAGCGTATGGCGCTAACCGTGCAGGCTTCGTTGATAATTCCTTTGCCCGCATCTCGAACCCCGGGCTTACAAAGGGAACGACTGGAAACGACCTCACGATTTTCTACAACGACAATGCTGATGAGGAGAACACCGTGCGGTATACGCCTCCTATCGGCACTCTGGACCGGATGCACATCACCCTGAAGTACCACGGAGGAAACCTTGCGTCCCCCCGCCCGAATAGTGGTGCACCTGAAACTGATGCAGTGAATCGTGTTCTCAATGCGCCGATCACATTCGGCACCAGTGAGAACAGCTTTGTGTTTGAGATTGAGACCCTCGACAATGGGTTCAC